TTACAAAGAGGCTGCTGAATACCTCTGTCAAAAGTCTTACACTTCTGAACAGATGGTTGACTACTTCAACCAAGTCTTCCCTTCTGCTTCTGACCGTGACTCTAACAAGTCTCGGGTAGCACAAGAGGTGATGCACACTCAAGCAGGTGCAAACCTTGGAGAAGGCACCTTTTGGCAGTTGTTCAACACTGTCACCTACATGACCGATCACACTCTTGGTCGTAACAGTGACACTCGTTTGCAGTCTTCTTGGTATGGTCAAAACCAAAACGTTAAGAAGAAGGCTCTTGAACTTGCTGTGAGCATGTAAAGTAAATGGGGAGCAAATGCTCCCCTCCCAACTACTAAAGGAACTTTGTTATGAATATTTTGAAAACTATTTTTTTGACGCCAGGGTATGTTATGAACGCCCTTTGGTTTTTGGCTTATCTTAGTCCTACAGAATGGGGGTCTAAACGTAATACTGCCAAAACAGCAAGGATGAACAGCAAGGCGGGTCGCAAGTTTACCCGTTGGGCAGTTTCTCTATTCTTTTGGCCTTTCTTTTTGCTTTGGGTAATTGCTGCATTTTTACCATCGGTTGGAATGCCAATCCTTTCTTTTCTCGGATTAATGTAGAATCATGAAAAAAAGTTTGGCAGGGGGCTTGACAACTCCCTGCCCATATACTATATAATGTATATACTTTGATTTTTTAGGTTATTTGAAATGCGTAAGCAGACTGTTTATATTATTATTTTTATTCTTTCATTCATTGCAGGGTGGACCGTATATGGTCTTATCAACCCTGTATGGTCAGAAGAACTTGACTGTAATGAAGTGAGTTTTGGTGAGTATGACTATACTGACATTTCTACTAATCTTCCTACTCGGAATAACAATCCCGGCAACATTCGGAAAACAAAGGTAACCTACTATGGCGAAACTACTAATGACTCGGGATTTGAGTCGTTTGCTGCTCCAGAATGGGGATATGCAGCTATGTTTGATCTTCTTGACCGTCTCTACACTGGCCTCTCTTTGAGTGAAGCAATCTACAAGTGGGCTCCACCTTCTGAGAATGACACAGAACGGTATGTGAAGTTTGTAGCAAAGAAGACGGGTTATGACCGTGATGAGTATAAAGTAAATGTGAATGATGAAAGCATTATCGAGTTTGCCAAGTATATGTCTGTCCTAGAAGGCATGAAAGGTTTCTCTGATGATGATGTAAGTTTTGGATATATGATTTGGGAGAAGTGTTACTAATGAAAGCACAAACGCCTTACATCACCCTTCTTAGAGCGATGAAGGAGTTTAAACCGAAAAGTAGGATTAAACGATTTATAATGAAATTCTTTAGGAGAAAATAATATGTTGAGATTCTTAGCATTACTTTTTTTGTTGGTTCCTAGTATTGCTAAGAGTCAAGAAATGAATAAGGCAGACATGATTACAGAGTTTGCTGATATGGCAACCTTGATTGCAGCAGAAGTTTTGCAGTGTGGTGAAACTGACAAAGATCGAGTTTTGTCATTCAATGCAATCTTTGACTCGTTTATGCTTTATACAGCAGAACAGGAAGGTGTTGACCTTACACAGCAAGACATAGAAGCATATAAACTCGGTATCCTTATGCAGCAATATGAAGGCATGATGATAGCACATGCTAATCAAGGGTGTGATGGTATTAATAAAATTATTCATATGTATGATGACAGTCTGCACTATGCCGAAAGTGTCTATGATTACTATCAACCTTTAAACTCGTTATAAATATAGTATATCCTAACAGTTAAGGTTGCATCATGCCAATAGAAACACTGACCGATGTGAATGGTAGAGAATTTACCAATGTAGCATACTTAGATGGTGATATTTTCAAAGTAGGTGACTCTGCTGAAATTACTGGTGCATTAACTGTTACAGGAGACATTACTGCCTTTGCAACTCTTGCATGGTCAGATGCTAGACTTAAAGAGAATGTGGAACCTTTACAGGACTGTCTTGCTAAGATTAATAAAATGCAGGGTGTTAGTTATACATTCAAACCATCTGGTAAAAAGCAAGTTGGATTGATTGCACAAGAAGTCTTAGATATTATTCCTGAAGTTGTAGAACTAGAAAATGATTACTACTCAGTATCATACCCTAATCTAGTTGCTGTTTTGATTGAGGCTGTCAAAGAATTGAATAGTAGAGTAGAAGATTTGGAACGGAGAGTCGCTGAATAATGGCGATTAAGTTTCCTGATTCTGATGGATTTGGTAATCCAGGGACACCAGAATTATCTTTTGAAAATGACATTGCTCTAGAGTTTACAACAGACTCTGCATCATACTCAGAATATGGTGATGCAGATCATGTCGCATATACGCAGACAAAAAGACCTTTTAGTTTATCACAATATTTTCGTAATGGCAATGAAGTTCCTGATGCTGATGCTAATGTTAATATTCCCTTGATTGATAACTTCCCTACTGCAATTTCATTCTCAGACTTCTATGGTGCAGTGAATGAAATCACTATTGAGTTTATTGGTCAAGAGTATGAGATTAATGGCACAACCTATACTGCTAATATGAACGATACTCTGAACTTGTTTACGATAGCAGAGTTGGCAGCAGGTTCATCACCGGGCAATAATATAACAGTTCCATTTGTATTTAAATTTGATAGTGATACTGTATTCAATAACTCTATTCAGTTTGGTGGAACATTCTCAGATATCACTATTGAAAATAATGGCATTATCGCCGGTAGAGGTGGTCATGGCGAACCATTATCTCCATCAGCTTATACAAAGATTAATTATGGTAATGGTGTAACTACACATAAAGGCAATGCTGCTATATGGATTGATTCTGACCAGACAAAGGTTGAAATTATAAACCTTGAAAAAGGTTTCATTGCTGGTGGTGGTAATCAATCTCAAGTTGGTAGCACTATTGCTTCTGACACTGCACCATATAGGGTATATGCAAACGGTGAAGCATCTGAAGGTCCGGCTTCTGCTGATGGTTACCAAGGATACGGCGGTGGGTGGAACGGTGGCCGAGGGGGATATGCTCGGCTCGTAGTTTCAGCTGCAGTTGAAGATGGTGATGGGCGTACCAGGTCACCAAATAATGGTGACGGAACTATTTTTGATGGTGGTGTTGGTTATTTTGTTACTGGTAGAGATATTGATATTTCAGGTGCTAATGGTGTAATTACTAACACTGTAGCGGCTTATGCTCGAATTAATTCAACAAATCTTCTTAGTAATAGTGAAGTTCAGAACTTTAGCGGACCAACTCGGGCAATTGGTGGATCGGGACTAAATGGTGGTGAGAAAGGTCAAGCACATGCCCTGGCATTGAATAGCGGCACTGGAAGCGCTTCTCAGCCAGAATCTATAGCTATAGCTAATAGTGCATCAGGTTCTGGTGGTGGTTCTGGTATTGGCACTTCTGCTATACCTTACTTCCAAGCATCACCAACACAAGCACAAGCATCTAATTCAAATGCAGGTGGTGGAAACTCTATTCAGTTTAAAACTGGAACAACAATAGGCACTTCAACTATGACGAATGAAGGTAGAGTTTACGGCAATACAGATATCACAATTTCTTAAAAAAAGTTCTTGACAAACCACCAAAAATCGTATATACATTAACACAGTGCAATAACGAAAGGATATATTATATGGCTTCTCTGAAAAACAAACTCCGTAAAAAGCACTTTGATACTCAATTCCGTATGAAAAAGAAAATGGATAAACTTGCTGCTCATGACTTAGAGTATGCTCAGTCCTATGACATTAATGAAATCTTGTCTGGTAATGAAGCATATCAAGAGTTTGTGAGTAATAAAAACTATGAATATTGAAGATAAAATTATTACAAAAAAACGTTTTTGTGATATGGTAGAATCGTATGTCTTTGACAAACGACAGTCCTATATGGATGCTGTTATTGACATAATGACAGAAAATCATATTGAACCAGAACGTGTTGGCGTGTTGATAAATACGTCTATCAAGGATAAGCTAGAAGTAGAAGCACGCAACTTAAATTTCCTTGAGAGAATCAATACACTACCATTGTGAGGAACGAATGGGGAAATTTATGTTAAAACTAATCGGAATGTATATTCCATTTGTGCTAGTCATTCTTGGAATTGGAGCATGTTCATTCGTCTATAAGGATGAACTTTTTGGAAGATTTAATCAGACAGAAGAGGTTGTAGAAGATGTGGTTGAACCAGAACCAACGTTTGATGAAATTGTTACAGAAGAACCTACAGAACCAGAATTGGAGATTGTGGATGAAGGAACAGAATCAAGCACTGACGGTGGACTGCCACCAATCGGAGAATGCGTCTGTCCAGACAATTGATTATGTGTTCGTAAAGCAGGATGGGTCTATCACAGTGCATCCTGACCTGCACACCTTGTTTAATAAGTATCAAACTCCTAAACCTATGGAGGTTGAAGAAGGTTCAATCACCTTTGAAAAAAATGGTTGACAACACTTGAACTTTATAGTATGATACAAATCTTAATACTTCAGTAATACAAAGGAATATAAAAATATGTCTCTTGCAAATCTTAAAAAGTCCCGTGGTTCTTCCATTGACAAACTCGTAAACGCAGCAGCAAAACTCAACGAGTCTGCTGATGTTCGGAATGGTCCAGATGAACGTGTCTGGAAACCTACTGTTGATAAGGCAGGTAATGGTTATGCTGTTATTCGTTTCCTTCCTGCACCAGAAGGTGAAGAACTTCCTTGGGTTCGTTATTGGGATCACGGTTTTAAAGGCAAGACTACAGGTATGTGGTATATTGAAAAATCACTTACCTCTATTGGTCAGAAAGACCCTGTAGGCGAATTAAACTCGCAGCTATGGAATACTGGTCGGGATGAAGACAAACAGACCGCACGGGATCAGAAACGACGCCTGCACTATGTTTCTAACATCTATGTTGTATCTGACTCAGGTAATCCTGAGAATGAAGGCAAGGTGTTCCTCTACCAGTACGGTAAAAAAATTCACGATAAACTGATGGAGTCTATGCAGCCTCAGTTTGAGGATGAAGACCCTATCAATCCATTTGATCTTTGGGAAGGTGCAGACTTTAAACTGAAGATTCGTAATGTTGAAGGTTACCGTAATTATGACCGTTCTGAGTTTGCATCCCCTTCTCAGTTGGCAGATGATGCACAACTAGAAGAGATTTACTCTCAGGTCTATCCATTGGGTGAGTTTACAGACCCATCTAACTATAAGTCTTATGAAGAGCTGAAGGCACGACTGGATGCTGTTCTCGGTGTGAGTGGAACATTTACTCCACAGCAACAGGAAGACCTTTCCGTAACTGCTGATACTGCTCCTATGAAGAGCGTGGAACCAGTATCTGCACCAAGTATTGATGATGACGGTGATGATGATACTATGTCATACTTCTCACGTCTCGCAAATGAAGACTAGAAGTTAGAACAAAAGTCTCTGGTTTTCCCTCCTTTCGGCTAGAGACTTTTAAAACCCCCGGCAGATTTTTGATAGGTCCGTCTGCCGGGGGTTTCTTTTATCTAGCAGGACCACCACTAATGAATTGTGTTGCGTCTAACGTTCCTTGATAATCATTAGAAGCAGCAGCAGTAGAACTACTAGCATTTGGACTGCTTGTGCTGCCCCCGCCACCACCAGAAACATTATTAGTGGTTTGATAGATTATAGTAGTTCCACCACCAGAAGCACCAGTCATATTGTTTAGAGCTTGAACAGCAGCTCCTGAATTATTCGCAATAGGTTGGAAATACCCAGAATATAGTCCACCCCCTGCTGCTTGGTATTGATTAACTACATCAAGCATTTGTATTTGGCGATTTTGCATTCTCTGTTGAGTCACATTAGGATCACCTACACCAAATTCTTGCCCAGCCAGAACAAATCCTTTTGGTACTGTAATACCAACTGGACCAATTCCAAGTTTAAGGTCTTCTCCGGGAAGTTCAGGTAATCTGATTCTTACTCTTTTTTGAATCGCTAGTAAAAGTTCATCAAACATATTCATGAATACAAATCCAAACGCTGTAACAGTCATGTCAATGTCTCGTTTAATAGTTTTACCAAAATTTTTGACTGTTTCCATCAATGTATCAAAAATAGATTTAAAAAGATCACCCAAGTAACCCATGAGAGTTTGGTCAGCATCTTCAGGGTCAAATTTTAAAACATCATATTTAATAAAATCTAATGCTTTGTTCAACCATTCTCCTAGCATACCAATTGGAGTGAAGATTTTAAGTAAAGCCATCAAAGTTTCTCTAGCTTTTTCCCAAGAAAATTCTCCACGAAATAAATCACCAATATTATCAAAAACAATTCTAATATTTCCAAATATCGAATCAAAAAAACTACCAAAAAATTCTGCGAAATTAATTTTTTCAAAAAATTTCTTACCTTCTTCCCATCCTAACTTACCCAATAACCACCCCGTGGCATCAGTAATAAGTTGTAATGGAGCAGATACTAAAGTGTTAAACATTCCTTCAACAGCACCTTGGATTCCACCTATGATACCGTCTTCTTGATATCCTTCAATAAATCCTTTTACTCCTGACCAAGCTGCCATAAAAGCAGTCAAAGGCCAAAATAATTTACCAAAAACTTTTCCAATATTTCCAAGAAATTTTAATGGTCCTGACAGTGCTTTTCTAAGGTTAGCAACCTTTGTTGCCATATCTTCAAATGCTAAAGTTATTCTAGATAAGAAATCAGCAAGTTTCCCAAATCCGGGTAGGTTTCTTAATTTAAATGCTAGGTCTTCTATTAGTTGAAATGAACCTTGTAAAAGTTTTAATGTTCCTTCTAGTGCAGCTAAAGCTCCAACTGAAAACACTCTACCCAATGCTACTACAATTGATCCTATAACACCAAAAATTTGTTTAACTCTGTCAAAAAGAGCTGATAATCCCAAAAGGTCTAATATTCCAAAATTACCTAAATTGAAAAGACCACCAGTTTTATCATTGGTCACACCACCAGCAGTCATACTCGGAGCGGAGATTCCTGCACCTTCACGCATTGCTTCCAAACGGTCTAGTCTGTCCTGCTTATTCAACTCAAGCAGACTTGTCACCCTGTCAGTTAGGGTTTCAATCTCAGTTTTAATGAATTGAGTTTCTACCAACTGTTCTTCATTGACTTCTGTAAGTCTGTCAATAACATCTGTTAAAGCCATTTATTGTCTCTGCTTCTGTTTTTCTGCTTCTTCTTTTAACCATTGTAAAAGCATAGTAAGGTAGACTTCACGTTCCCAAGGCATCATATTATCTAATTCTGTCAATGAATATTTATGGTGCTGCATCAACTGAAAGTTTACTGTATAGTGATTTACTAAACTATCATGTGAGAGGCATACTAAAAAAAATCACTAGTGCCTTTCAAAGTAATCTCATTTTCATGTTGACAACTTTCACATTCAAACTTCACATCATGTTTAATCTGAGGTAAGTCTTCAACAAACTTTCTCACTTCTTCAAATTGTTTATTGCTAAATGATTCCAAGAATGCCATTACTTCCTCTTTAGACTCATCAGCAAAACTAATCTTTTCTTCTTCTGTCTCCAGACTATCTAAACAAATTGCAATCAAATCAAAAATCTGCTGTGTCTGTGATGCATTATTTTGTTCGTTTTCTAGCATAGTATCTGTTACTTCAGCTAACACTGGATACTTGAGTGTCAAAGTCATGTCATCAGTAAGTTTAATTGGTTTGATTGTCTTAGGAACAGCAACCTTAATCTTACTCAAGTCAACACTGACTGCATTAGGTGTTTTACATTCTGAACAAGAAATATTTACAGTAGAAGATTCACCTACAGACTTTGATCTAATCTGTGTGAACAAGTATTCAATATCAAATACAGGAAGACTATAAACATTAACATCTTCATCAACACAGGCATTGATAGTATCTGCAATTGCATCTAGTGCAACTTTCTTATCTTCAGTTTCTAGTGCCATCATCAGAACCTTTTCCTCTTTGACAAGGTATGGTCTGAATTTTACTTGTTTGCCACTAGAAGGAATTTTAGTAGTATATTTAATCGACTCATTAAGTTTAGGTAAAGCCATTTTATAACTCCATTAAGTAGTGCGTTCCCAATCAGTGAATGCAAGTTGTACGTTTACTTGGGTGATTTGGTTTTGTAGTCCGTCACCCAATTCAATAGGGTTTACTGTGACAGGAAAAGCACCCTTTAACTTTACCCCATAAATCACAGATTCTTCTTTTTTGTCTAATTGTTCAATTTGAACATCTTCTGTGTATTCGTTTTTATATGAAAGTTCATAGGTATCAAAACCAATAATCTTTTCGTGCCAATCTTCAAAATAGTTCTTGACAGAATACTCATTGTCTAGCAAGAAAGACAAACTCACATCATCAAAAATAAATCCATATGGCATCTTTTGTGTTACCATACCGATACGTCTTTCAGTAGTCGTAATCTGTCTACCGGGCAAGTTTGTTGCCTGACAGAGAATATCACCTTCTCTGTTTAGACCAGGAATCTTAATTCGGTATCTATCTGGTTGTGCAGGTGGTTTGCTGGAAAACACACCTTTTAAATCTTCAATGCTTGCCATTAGGCTCTCATCTTTCTTCTAGAGTCTTTGTATACTTCACTGCTACTTGCCTTTTCAAAGTCTGCTGTAGGTAAGAATGTAGCAATCTCCCATTCGGGTGCTGGCACTAAAGCAAGTCTAGAACGCACATGAGAACTTAGGTATCTCTTTAAACAAGGTCTAAATGCTTTCAATCTAGATGCACGTTTTAACATATCATAGGACAACCTGAAACGAGTAGATTCATCATATCTTTCATTATTTATAGTGCCAAGCAGTGTATCTAAGAATTTTGCTCTAACATCAAGTGGTAAATAGTGTAAATTCAGTCCCATAAAACCTCTAGGTGCTGGACCTACCATAATGATAAGAGGAAATCTATCATAGTATGGCAGTGTCTCTTTGTGCTTAGGGTCGTAGAAATACATATACATTCTACCGACAGCAGGACGACTACGCAGTTCAATAGGGTCTTCTTTCATCAGTTTACTTCTACTGACATTCAAGTTCTTTGCCTTGTTCATAAACCATGCACGGGACTCTTTACTTCTAGGAGTAATCCCTTTACGAAAGGCTTCAAACTCTAGTTTCTGAAATAGTCCTGCCATTTAAACTTTCATTCCCATTTGCTTTAGTGTATGTTCTGTCCATATCTGAAAGTGCCATCCTCTATCTAGGCAATACTCATTAGCTGCTTGCCACTTACATTGGTTCTTGACATACTCTAATGATTCAGATATAAATCGTTTTGTTCTGCGTTTACTCTTTGGTGGTTTAGTTTGCTTATCTGGTTTAATCTCTACCAGAATAGTTCTACCGTCTTTCATATTTAGTTTCAAATCAACAAAATACCGATGATATTTGTTATCAACTGCACTAATATATGGAATCACAGTTTCTTCAGAAGACCATGATTTAATATCAGACTGGTCTTCAACCCATTTGAACGCAAATTTTTCCCAATAAGAACGATAAATAACCTGTGTATGGTCACCATCGTATTTCTCAGGTTTCTTAATCTTGTATTTACCTTTGTAAGTTTTCATAACACCATATAAATAAGTATAAACTATTTAAATATTTATAGGACCACTAATGGCTGGATTAAAATTTCCCATTGAACAAGATGAAAAATACAAAGCCCGAGTATCTTTCATGGCAAAAGGATCAAGTGGTTCATTCGGCGGTGTTGCTAATCTATACTTCCCAGAGGCAGTAAATTTTTCTGATGGATTAGTATATGATAATGCTAACTTGGGTTATGTAGGTGAAATGGTCAGAAGGGGTGCTGCCTCAATTTCTGGTCAGTCCGCTGGTAGTCCAAATGAGCAAGGACTTGCATCTCAGATTGGGGCAGCCAACGCAAACCTTGGAGGATTGGTGACCGGAGCAATGGACACACTTGGTGGCACAGGAGATGTAAAAAATATTTTGCAAAATGGTGTAGTTCCTGTTACAAGTATTTTGGTGCAAGGAATGGCAGATGATCTAGCTCCAGGTCTATCTGGTGCTGTTTCATCTGGTACAGCAGTTACAGCAAACCCACACAAACGTTCTGTTTTTAGAGATGTTGCTCTAAGGACATTTACATTTTCATTTTTGATGAGTCCACAAAGTCAAGCTGAGAGCCAGTCAATTGAAGATATTGTAGACTTTTTTAGAGAGAATGCATACCCAGATAAAATTGCAGGAGACTTGGGATATAAGTTTCCATCAAAGTTTTATATTACATTCTTCTATGGTGGTAGAAAGATGTCACAAGCACCTAAAATTCTACCAAGTTATTTGACAAGTGTAAACACTACATTAAACCCAAGGTCTTCTTCTTTCTTTAAAGATGGTAAGGCGAATGAAGTTCAACTCACAATGTCTTTCCAAGAAGAAAGAGCATTGAATAAAGAAGATATTAAGGGTGGATACTAATGTCATATTTTAAGAATTATCCAACTATCAATTATCGGTTTGGTGATGAAACCACATCTACTCAATTTCAAGACATTGGTGCATATATTGACTTGATTGACAGAGTAAAAGATGACATTTCTTACTATGAGGAATATAATCTGAGAGACGGAGATAGACCAGATCAGGTTTCTAATTATCTCTATGGTTCCCCAGATTATCATTGGACATTCTATCTGCTTAATGATGAACTGAAGAGAAGAGGTTGGCCACTAACTCGGTCTAGAATTAGTGATAAGGCAAAGGAAGAATATCCAAATATTGCTCTTACAACTAGAGCAAACCTTTCAGAACAATTCTTAACAGGTAGTAATATTGAAGGGCAGACTTCTGGTGTTACAGGTAAAATCCTCAGAAGAAGACCTGATATGGGTCAGATTATTGTTGAAAAAACTCCAACAAATGAAACATTTACAGGCACACCAGATACGAATAGTGATATAGATATTGAATTAACTACTGACCATACTTTTGTAAATAGTAGTGATTGGGTTGTTACTAATACTACTACAAATACTGTTGTAACAAATCACACAATTCTTATTTCAGAAGATAAAACAGAAGCAACTATTAGTAACCTTTCATTTGGATTTCAATATTCAATTGTAACAAAAATCTTAACAGATGCTAATTTTATTAATGGTGAAACAATTCTTACTACAGAAGATGAAGTAGAGAAAAATATTGTTATTGATAAAGTAGTAGATGAATATAATGCAAAACATCACTATGAAGGTTCTGATGGTAACTATGTAGATATTGCACCACAGGCGCCATTCATTCAAAGAGTGTCCTATGAAATTATTTGGACAGGCAGTGCAGCTGCTTTAGCACTACAAGGATATATGAATCCTTTATCTACAGAACTGACAGGTGATAAATTTGTTATTGACAAGATTAATATTTCTAACCTAAGTTCTATTTACACAAACTTTAGCTTGGATGAAGTTACAACTCAGTCTGTATTAGGCAACCTTATTCCAGGTGGTTCAGCACTTCTTATTGGTGGTGCATTACAGCAACAGTTTAATAATGATGATAGTTATACTATTGCAGATTGGTCAAACAACTTTTTGGTTGGTGTTCTTGGTATTGATGAAGCATTTTCAACAGTAATTGCATTACAATTAGGTGCTATTATTAATAGTATTGGTCAGGCTGGTGGTACGCCTCCTACTTCATTTGTTTATCATACATTTACTTTGGTTGATAATCAATTGAATTTATATGGTGCAGAATCTAATGTTCCTCAATATCTTGGATTTGAGTTTAGATCAGATGTGAACGCAAGTGTCCGAAATTATAGGATACCTAACCCTAACGATGATCCCGATGATCCCGATGATGACTATTTATATCCTTACGCAGAACTCGCTTTTGATGATATTGAAGCAAACAGCCCTGATGATGAAGATGAAAGAAATTTTGTAGTGTATAGTAATGTTGGTAATACGGGAACATTGATTTCACAATCTCCTTTTATTAGTGACAAGACTATTGACAACACATTAGATAATAATGCATCTTTTGTATTTGTTCAAAATGAATTTGAAAATTATATTTCAACTAATTATGATACTCTAGTTCCTGCGACAATCACACCTGTAACATTCTTAGAACGTTATGAAAGAGAGAATGAAGAAGTTAGAACTATTAAAGTTTTGCGACCTGAAGTTATTGTCCAATTTGATACAGCATTTAAGAGAATTCTTTCTGAATCTCAGTCAGAACAAATTGAAGATACTATCAGCATAGTATCTGGTGATGCTTCATTTACTTCTACAGCGTCTACTACTACATCATCAGCTTCTTCTGGTGGTGGGGGAAGTAGTTATTAATGAGTACCACTGGTAAACATCATCCTTTATATGTTGCTCAAACAAGAGTTTATGTTTCTTCTCCGAGATATGGTCAAAGAGAAATTACAAAGATTGTTGCAGAAGTCAACATGTATGAGAACATTGGACTTCCTTACATAACGGGTCGTTTGGTTATTATTGATTCTGCTAACGCTTCTAATGCTGTTCATTTCCAAGGGCAAGAAAAAGTTCAGATCATAGTATTAGATGCAGATTTACAACCTATTGTAAACAAAGAATTCATTTGCATGGGTATTGACTTTGGGCAAAAGGTCGGTGATGATAAGTCTGCATTTGCTGTAAAGCTTGTTGAAGAGCATGTGATGCTGAGTAATCTTACGAGATTCAGCAAAGTATATGAAGGCACACCTGATGTTATTTGTAATCAAATTTGTTCTGAGCAGTTGGGTGTTGCTGTAAAACCAGAAGGTAGTCCAGCACAATCTGATATGAGAGTGGTATTTCCATTTACAGTATCACCTTTAGAAGCAGCAAATTGGGTGGCTGCAAGATGCACGAATGGTTCTGGTATTCCGTTTTATTTTTATTCTACTATGGTTGACAATGAACTACAACTAAAAGATATTTCTGTTCTTTTGGGACAAGGTGCATTTAATGATGGTGATCCATATACTTTTGCCACATCAGCTAGCAAATCACCAGGTTCACCAGAAGACTATGCTATCCTAAGTAAAAAAATCACAAACTATACAATCAACAATAATGAAGATACATTATTGGCAATGGCTAGAAATGTATATGGTGGTTATTACCAATTTGTTGATACATATGAGTATGGTGGTGAAGAAGTTATTTACGACTTGACAAAACCATTAGGCAGTTTACCTAAACCTAATGGTTCTACACTATATAATTATGACCCTGGATTTAGCACAGGAAGAACTTACCATACTGGTCAAAATACATATACTACACAGATTGCAACTAGAAAATTATTTGATGATAAGTTCTCTTTCTTGGAAGAAGAAACTGTAGATAAGCATTTGTATAAAGCACAATCTAGAGCAATCTATTCATTCATGGATCAGCAACCCATTAATATTACTGTTCCCGGTATTTCTTTTGGGTTTGATAAACTTGGTAAACAGATGGATATCTATATTCAGAAAGATATCCCAGCAGAAGAAAAGTCTAATGAAGAAACTGTTAGGGATAAGAAAAGGTCAGGTAAATATCTCATTCAAAAAGTTATGTATACTATTTTCCAAAATAGATTGACTGCAACTGTGACAGCAACTAAAACAAGCACTGACCCAAGATTGGGCAGTGAACAACTGAATCAGAATTAAAGATATGGAACTATACAAGGTATTACAGAAAGAGTTTTATGGAGACGATACCCGATGGTTCTTGGGTATTGTTGAAGATAATAAAAATGACCCTGAAAAACTTGGTAGAGTCAGGGTTAGAGTTTATGGTGCGCACAATCCATATCTTACTGAAGTTCCTACAGAGTTACTACCGTGGGCTTCTGTTCTAGTCCCTGCTACATATGGGGGCGTTTCTGGTGTTGGTAGAAGTCCTACAGGTATTGAACAAGGTTCATGGGTCTTTGGTATTTTCTTAGATGGTAAGCATTCTCAAAATCCATTAGTTATTGGAACTATAGGTAAGATAGAACAAGCGCCAGGTGAAGATATTAAACCAGAAGCAAAAATTACACCGGCTGCAATTAGCACGTCTCTTGGTGGTGCTGGAGGCACTGTAAATGCTGCTAATGTTGGTGGCACAATTATCGCAAACTCTTCTCAAGGTCAGACTGTATTTCAGGCTGCTAAACAAGAAGGGTTTTCAACAGTAACAGCAGCAGCAGTAGCAGCTGCGAGTTATGCACCGTAAGGAGTTATCATGGCACTTATTGTACCCGGATTAGGTCAAACTGTAACTACAGTTGGAACGGATGTAACACCAAAACCAGACCCTACAAGAGTATCAGGTGGGCAAACTGGTGATGATGTAACATTTGGTGTTTTTAAGTTTCGTGGCACAACAAAGCAAAAATATTTTGATTATTGTTTTTCTAAAAATTTAGATATAAATGAAATCATAAATCAAACAAACTTTTTATTTAAACGACTCAAAGAGGACGACTCTCTAAGAGGTAATGAATTAAAAGAGGCAGAGACAGTAGAACAGGCTGCACAAATTATTCATGAATATATTCTGAAAGATAATACAGGTCTTCAGAATACCATAGATACTGCATATGATCTTTTAGATAGGAACAGTGTATAATGAGTACCACGTATAACCAAGAAGTTGCACCAACTCAGGATCAAAATTCTAGACAAGTTACTGGATACTTGGGTGATCCTAGTCTTGGTGCAGAATTTGATAAATATGTTGCAAACTATCTTCCAAAAGGTTCAACTCACCCATTTGAAACTAAAGCAGAAATTACAGAAAGAATTTTAGATAACCAATTGAATTCAAATGAAGAATTTGATGATGATGTTGATCCTACTGACTTTCCTAACTATGGTCCACCTGGAACAAAGATTATTGGTAATGAAAAAGTAGAACATGAAAATCAACCCGGTAAAGGTGCGCCAAATCCATTTGATGGTGGATCAAATAAACCACTAACTCCGGGTGGTCTGCCCCCTGGAGTTGCAAGAGGTGAAATAGGCATTTATGAAGACCCTAATTCTGTATCAAAAAGGTCTAAACTCACAGAAGAGGATGAAACAAGAGTAGGTGGTTCTCCGGGAATTTATGCTGCTGAACTTTCTGCCATGTTGTGTGATGAAACATTAACGTATGTGAAAGGTACGAATGTTAGGTATAGTGACACTACAGGAGGGGGATTTGTTGGTGGTTCAATTATAGACTTCGAAAGCATCGAGCGAATTAAGGCTTTAGGTGATCAATTGAACAAAATATCAACCGATCAATTTAAAAAGAATATGTTTATTCCTACAGAAACATCTAGACCAGATACATTTGGGGATTTGCAAAGTATTGCTAGAGAGGATTAAGATATAATGGCTGTAACTACAACAATCAATTTTGCTGATGCTTTTAATCCTTCTCAAAAGGTTTTACAATCAGACTTTTTAGGTAATGATGTAAATCCAATTTTTGATGTTGACAAAGTTGAAGTTGGTGATATAATTGAAACTGCTGAAGAACTAGAATCATACTTGCGTTCTAGTAGAAGAGAATATACTGAAGTTATTGTATATCACACTTCTAGTGATTATAGACAGAACTTTAAAAGAGATGAATTAGTTGATTGGTTCTCTAATCAATATGGGTTAGATGATATTAACTTTCACTTCCTGATTCTCAGAGATGGTCGTATTCAGATTAATAAACTGATTAACTCTACCCCTGCACACACAACAGTTACAAACCACTTACAGCACAGTATTAGTGTTGCTTTTGTAGGTGGATTGAATGATGGTGTGCAAGATATTAATTCATGCTCACCTTTACAGTGGAATACATTCCATAAATTTATGAAGACTTTCTATACTATTCTTCCAGGTGGGCAAGCATTTGGTCATTCTGATATAAATCTTAATGCAACAGACCCTGGCTTTGATGTTGTGAAATATGTTGAGAATTCTTTTGGTAAAAGAAATGTATTGCGAAATGCTGATGCTAGAAGAGTGGGGTCATTAGGTGTAGATGGAGTTATGGCTGCAAGTAGAGCAAGAGGATTCAGATAGATGTCTGATACAGGATTTAAAGACCCGGATGGTGCATTCCCAAGAGAGGAATATATTGGCAAGGCAACTACCAACAAAGCTGCACGGGAAGAGTGGGAACCTAAAATTGTTTTGCCTGATGGCGTTGAAGGTGCTGACTTAATCAAAACCGATTGGCAACCAAAGTATCCTCATAACAAAGTAGAAGAAACTTCCTCTGGACATAGAATTGAACATGACGATACACAGGGTGGTGAACGTCTATCATATGTTCATAAAGATGGTAGTGGTATTGAAATGTATCCAAAGGCTGATGAACAAGCTACAATGCTTGTCAACTCAGTAGGAAAAATGGTGCAGCTAGTTGGCGATGATTTTACAATGATTGTAAATGCTAATGGTGACATTACATATAAGGGCAATCTGAATATCAATGTAGAAGGTGACTTTAATGTATCTTGTAACAACTACACTGTTACCACAAAAGGCAAACAGGTAGAAGAGATTGAACAGGAAAAGGTAGAAAACTTTGTAGGTGATAGAATTGTAACAACTCAAGGTAATAAATCAGAAGTTGTTCTTGGTAACTACACTGTAGAGAGTATGAATAATAGTTATTTTATTTCTAAAAAATCAACAAGAATAACAGCAGAAAGTGATATTGACATTTACTCTGGTAGACATATGACACTTACTGCTAAAGAAAATATGACAAGTTCTGCTTTAGCAAATAGACTAGTTGGTATATGCACATCTATCCTTGGTTCAAAAGGAACAATTGGTGGTGATAATATGGTCATGTATGGTAAAACATATCATGGTGACCTTATAGGCACAGCACAAAGAGCAAGATACATGACAAGCACAGATCCCGTTGGAGAAGTGACTGCTAAGCCTACAGAAGCAAACTTGACTGAAGGTCAAACTAAAACTCATGATATTGGTATTCGTAAACCTGGTGTAATTGATGGGACTATTGAGGGAAGTGTGAAAGGTGGACTTACGGAATTCAGTATAAGTGACATACAGAATTTAGGTGTACTCAGTGATGGTACTAGTGATGGTAGTGGTCTTGACCCTGTTGATACTCCAGAGACATTTGATGATGGTGAAATTTCTTCTGATCCACCAGTAAATAATATTGCCAACCCAAGATCAGGAGTAGGGGATTTTAATCCAAATGACCCAGCTACTGAGAGATATAATAACCCAGGTGGAATGTATCCTTCAAGTTGGCAAAACAAATATGGTGCGATTTCAAATAGTGATACAATTGGTGGGGGGCATTCTATTGCAGGATTTGCGACAAAGGAAGGTGGGGCAGCTGCACAAATGTCTCTACTGAAAGAAGGTAAATACTACAGAAATGAAAGTATTGCAGATGCTATTAATACTTGGTCTGGTGGAAATCATGTTAGTAGTTATCTGTCAAAACTAAGAGCGCAAGGTATTGATACTAGTAAGAATGTATCCGACTACACCAAAACAAAAGCGGGAACTATTGCACTGGCCAAGGCAATGGCTAATCATGAGAAGGGTGGTAAATATAGTCTGTCAGATCAAGGATGGTCTAATGCTTATGACTTGGGTGAAAGTAAAGGGTGGATATAATGTTAAGTGTAAATTTTAATAAAATCACAACTAGACAAGCAAGAGCCTTGCTCAGAGACCCTAATAACAGAAATGATGGATTCTTTGTAGGTGCTATTGTTGCAAAAAATATTATTGGAAAAGATTACTTTGTTTCAATTGCCAAAAGAATGAGAACATATTTTGGTAAAGACTCTAAAGTGAAATACTCTAAGAAGTCACTGATTAATTCTGCGACTATCAGAAGATATAAAGAAAATTTGGGTTTGTCTAGAATTTTACCAAGTCCAATTTATGATCCTATAAAACTTGAGAAAATTGACACAGGCACTAAACTCGGTAGTGGTATTCCATTATCTCTATTTGTATCTTCACCGGGAACTAGAGCAACTGTCAATCATTTAAATAATAGTGAACGCAAGCAGATTGCAAAGCAGTTCTATTGTCATGTTCCTCTAATTGAAGGTTTCAGAAATAGTGAAAAGTTTAAGAAACACAGTTTAATTGTAACTGAAGGTTTGGTTAAAAAGCAAAGTAGCGAAACTCTTGTAGCTGGAGACATTAGAGATTTACAGACACAAGGTAGGGCAGTTGTATATGAGGTTTTGAATAGTAAAGGTCAGAATGATGCCTATGCTACATTTGAACTTGCAAACTATTGGAAAGACAATCATCTGTTCCAAGGATTGATTTTACATTATGATAGTTTAGACCCTGTAGTTGAAGACCCTATCTCTGGTAGGTTTGATGAAAACGTTATTTTAGAGAAAGATAAAGTTTATCATGCAGAGATTATTGTTGTAATGCCCAAGGTTGATAATAACTATAGAGGAATATATCAGAGAAAAGTTAGAACTGATATTAATTTCAGAACCTTCATTACTGATGGACTTGGGTATTTTCAGTATAAATAAAACATAGAATAATAAGAAAAATGGTACAATGGCAGTTACAAAAGCACTTTCAATAGAAGATGGCAATTTAGAGTCATCCATTGTCACTACGAGAAATCGTAAATATAGTGATTTGGATTTGACTTTTGCTGTAAGAACCACAGGTGATATTTTTAAAAAGACTGATGCTGCTGCTGTTAAACAATCTGTGAAAACAATTTTACAGACAAACTTTGGTGAGAAGCCTTTTCAACCTAACTTTGGTGCAGACCTTCGCTCTAGATTATTTGAAAACTTTACTGATGAAGAAAATGCTTTTTTGATTGAAGATGCTATTACAGATGCACTTAAATTATATGAACCAAGAGCTGAGTTAGTTTCTGTTAATGTTAGAGATAACCCTGATAGAAATTATCTTGGTGTTAGGGTTGAATTTAAAGTTGTAAACACAGAAGAACTTGTAGTGCTAGATACTTCAATATCAAGGATTAGATAAGAATGGCGACCACAATCAATTCATCAGACTTAAACTTTGATGATATTAAAACATCTCTAAAGACATACTTTGCACAGAAGTCTGAATTTGCAGATTATGACTTTGAAGGTTCTGGACTTTCTAATATCCTTGATGTGTTGGCATATAATACGCATCTAAATGGCTTGATTGCAAACTTTGCCTTGAATGAGGCATTTCTTCCTACTGCACAACTTAGAACATCTTTGGTAAACCACTCACTGTCTTTTGGATATATTCCAAGATCAAAGACTGCATCTACTGCTCAGTTGACAGTAACAGTTGATTTGGGATCAGGTTCAGGTAAACCTTCCAGTATCACTATGCCCGCTGGAACACAATTCACTGCAACTGTTGATGGCACACAATATACATTTAGAACGCTAGTAGAGCATACTGCTTATCCAAATCCATTACAACCAAACCTTTATACTTTTGTAGATGCTCTCGGTGATCCTTACATTAGAGTATTTGAAGGTGAGTTGATTGTAAAAACATTTATTGCTGAAATTACAGGTGATAGACAAGTATATGTTGTTCCAGATGAAAACCTAGATTTGTCTACAGTTGGTGTTCAGGTTTATGATAACATCAACTCTGATAACTTTACTTCTTACTTTAGTGCTAACGCTACTTCTGGTGGTAATGCTATTACAAGTGTTACAGCAGACACTGCTCTTTATCTTCCATTAGAAACATACAATGGTTATTGGGAGTTTAACTTTGGTGTCTTGGGTATTACAGGTAAAAACCCTGTAAATGGTGAAGTTATTCGTATTACCTATTTGAGAACAAATGGTCTATCAGCAAATGGTGCTAGTTCATTTAGTCCTGTTTCTACATTGGCTGTATCTGGATTTGGTAACAGAACACTGAATACTATTGTTAGAAAAGGTACTAAGTCAGCATTCGGTGCTGATAAAGAAAGCCTTGAATCTATTCGCACAAATGCTCCACTTTCTTATCTTGCACAGAACAGACTGGTAGCAGCAGGGGACTATAGGGGTGTAATTGCTAACGGTGTCCCTGGTATTAAGTCTATTAATGCATGGGGTGGTGAAGACAATATCCCTGCCAAGTATGGCAAGACAATTATCTCTATTGTATATGAAAGTGATGTTAATGCAATTCAAAAAGCAGCTCTACAGACTTTGATTAGAAGTAATCTTACTGATCCACTTTCTGTAGTTGGTGTTGAAGCAGAGTTTGTTGAACCTACATTCATATATTTGGACTTGGTGACAAACTTTAGATATAATGAATCCTTGACAAACTTGACTAGAAATGCATTACAGGGTAAAATTCAAAGTACAGTCTCTTCCTATTTTGCAGCAAACTCTGGTAAATTTAATGCTACAATTAGAAAGTCTAAACTTGAAGCGCAAGTTGATGCTGCTGATCCTTCTATTTTGGGTTCCAATATTGATATTAAAATGTCTGCTAGATTTACTCCTTTAGTAAACCCAGACAGTGGTTCCTTTGTCAGAACAGATTATACAATTAATTTCATTAATGCTATTGAAGCTCCTTTGATGACCGTGCCTAGTATTACTAGTGATAGATTTGTTGTGAATGGCATTTCTTGTACAGTTAGAAATGCCCCCTCACATTCAACTACACTACAGGCAGTTGACAGACAGGGCAATGTTGTCATTTCAAGTATTGGTAACTATGAACCAACTACAGGTAAAGTTAATCTTGTAGGATTCTTGCCAGAATCTATTGCATCTGGAAATTCATACTTAACTATTACTGCTACTGCTGCTGATGATAGTGTGTTCAAACCATTAAGAAATACTCTAATCTCTATCGGCACAAATACTGCTGTTGCTACTTCAGATACTAATGACGCAACAGCTGTTGTAGGTGTGACTAACTAACAATGTCTAATATTAAAACTCTCTCTGACTTAAATAGATTAAATGTTGACTTGAAAGAATCTCAGGTTGATACGATTGTCCCTGAACATTTTAAAGAACAATATCCTAAGTTAGTAGAGTTTCTGAAAGCATACTACGAGTATATTGATGGTGAAGATGGTATTGCCCATGACTTAAAGAATATCTTTACTGCTAGAGACCCAGAGTCTACTTCTGAAGAATTTTTAAATTTACTGTTTCAGGAAAAGTCACCAAGTTTTGGTGTATCCAAATTTCCATCTCCTAGATTTGCACTTAAACAGTTACCAAGTCTTTATAAGATCAAAGGCACAAACGTTTCTATTGATTCATATTTTAGATATTTCTTCCAGCAAGATGTTGAAAAAATATTACCTAGAAATGATATGTTTATTGTTGGACAGAGTAGAATTGGTGCCGAATCACTAAAGTTCATTCAAGATTCTTATTTTTATCAAATCTTTTCTATTCTTATTAAAAGTTCTATTCCTGCAACAGAATGGTTTGATTATTATAAGACATATCTACATCCAGCTGGTTATGCTATCTTCACTGAGACAGCCTTTGAACCAGTTGTAAGTATGTTTGGAAGACCACTTACTGAAATTATTACAGACTCTGATATTGCTGCTTCTGCTGCATCTATTATTGTTTCTGATGGTGAAACTGAATTTACAAGTCTTACGTCTGTCACTGCAATTGATAGTGATGCACAGAGAAGATTTGCTGTTAGTCGTGGATTTGACATTTACCAGACTGATGCAGAAGATTCTGATATCCTCAACAATTCTCTTTACAATGGTCAGTATATCTCTATTGCAGACCTTCTTGATCCTAACTCTAGAAGATTCAGTGATAGTGATAATTCTGCTGAAATTGCATACAATATGTCTGACTCTTCTGGTATTACAATGGATGAAGATAGTGGTACATTTGATACTATTGGATTTATTCCGGGCATTAGATTCTCTAGCACAACCGAAACTATGGATGAAGCCATCTTCCCATTCTACAATGATTCTGGTTTAGATTCGGCAATTGGTCCATATGTTTGATATAAATAAATTTACGGGTTTTCATAGGAAATAAAAAATGGCAAGCACACTAGATGTATTAGACTCAGATAACGTTCTTAATAGAGGCACGGTTGCTAACGACAACACAGGTGATACTCTAAGAAGCGCTGGTCTTAAAATTAACAATCAGTTTGAGAATGTTGATAGTGCTATGTTCAATACATCATGGGCAGTCTGGCCTGCTGGTGTAAAAGAAAACAATTCTGTTTTGCGTTATAATGGTTCCAAGTTTGTTGGAACAAATAATGTTAAGATTGATTCTGATGGTAATACTACAATTTCAGGGACATTGACAACTTCAGGAACATTGACAACTTCCGGAATTTCCGGAACATTAAATGTAGCAGGTCCAACAACTTTTGCTGATAGTGCGTCATTTTCTACTAATGTAAATTTATCTGATGGTGCTAGACTTCAAATGGGTGATAATGCTGAATTTCAGATTTACCACACTTCCGGTGGAAATAGTGTAATTTCAGAAACTGGTAGTGCAAATTTAGACATTCGAGCTAATCAACTAAATGTGTTTAATGCAAACGGTACTGAAACAATGATTACTGCTCAACCAGACAATGCAGTTACTTTATATTATAACGGCAATGCTAAAGTTGCCACAACTAGTACAGGTGTTAGTGTAACGGGTAATGTAGTTGCAACAGGTGGTGCTACTATTCCTGGTAATGCTAATGTTAATGGTCACGTTGATATGCCAGACAACTCTAAGATTAAACTAGGGACTGGCGATGATTTTGAAATGTATTTTGATCCCACAGGTAATGGTCAAGGTGTCATTGCAACTACTCAATTAAATACACCAGTAATTGTCAAACATAATAATTCTGTAAAAATGCGTTCTACAGATAGTGGAATGGAAATTGTAGGGAATTTACAGGTTACAAATAATAATGTTGGTGGGTATGAAAGAGTATTTGCTGCATATGCTGCTGTTACAGATGGCACTTTAATCTTGGATAATAATAACATGAGGAACGATGCTCAGGCAAGTGGTTTTGCTTCCAATGCAACTTGGGATACTATTGTAGAAAATACAATAGGATTTAGTTGCACTGCTGGAGTAACAGAAATTAGAGATTTATTTCAAATAGGAACAGCACCTTTAGATGACATTTATTATGTAAAAGTTGTAGCCACCTTGGCAGTAAGGAGTAGTGGTCCAACAGTATTCCGTGATTATATTTTTGCTTGTGAAGATCAAGGAATTCCAAATAATGTGGCAAGGGTAGCAGATAATGATTTTATTTTTACTGCTACGGTAAGAGGTAAAAATATATCACAGTATATTGGTGGCACGACAACTGCTTTTGGAACCACAGTTTCAACTTCTACTGGAACGGTTAATAGTTCCGGTTACAACTATGATAACCAACAACTTTACAATAAAACTTACAAGGCTAGACCCCTTGTATTTTCATTTACCCACAACAATGCCAATAGCAGTTACGATGTTATGACTGGCACTCCCCATAGTAATTGGTCTTTGACAGGTGGTAATAATGCTAACTTTGCTGTAGAAGTTTTCAGGAATAGGTCTAACCGTATATCGCAGTTGACAGGATTACCTTCAACTTAAATAATGCATATAAATATAACTAAACAATTCAATGTGTAAGTAGGTAAAATGGCAAAACAAACTTTAGATATTGGAACAAATGCCAATGATGGCACTGGTGACACACTGAGGTCTGGTGGAGAGAAGATCAACGATAACTTTAACGAGTTATATTCGACTCTTGGGGGCAACAGTATTGCGTCTAATGGTATTAATGCTGCCTATGCTACTCAAACTATTAACACAGCAAGTGCAACAGTAAATGATTCTGATACACTTATTGTTTTTAATAAAGGGTCTGGCACAATTGCTGCAACTCTTAGTGATGGTACATCAACTGGTGAATATAAAATCTTTTTGAATATCAACTCCGCTGTAGCAACAATCACTCCAACAAATTTTGGTAATGGAACAAACTTCGCACTAAGTCAATATGGTTCTACACAAGCAGTGTGGGCGGGTTCATACTGGTATCTGATTGGTCATAAAGATTCAGCTGATACCGACGTAGTAATTACATAAGAAGAGATAAGAAATGGTAGCAATAGTAACTACAGACACTAAGCAATTAGTAGTAGAAAAATTAATAGAAGATTTGCAAGCAGACTCTAATAATTACTATTTGGGTATTGGTAAGTCTGATGCATGGAATGAGACAGACACTGCTCCAACATCTATTACTGATATTGAAACAACCAAGAGAGACTTTAGAGATAATCTACAGTCTATTCAAAAAATTGCTTCTGTAAGTTTTGTTGCTAAGAGATACAATTGGTCGTCTGGCACAATCTATCAACCTTATAGAGATAATCAAACTTCTGCACAGAATGGTCAGTATTATGTAATCACTGAATCTAACCGTGTCTATATTTGTCTCAGACAGGGTAAGAACGCTCTGACTGGTGATACAAATACTTCTACTGTAAACCCAGATACCACAGGGACAACTACTTCACCTGTAAAAACTTCTGATGGATATGTTTGGAAGTTCTTGTTTACGCAATCTGCTACAAGACTGAGTGCATTTGCTACCTCAAACTTTATTCCTGTTGAGAAGGTTACAGAAACATCTGGACTGAGTAACATTAGACAGTCTCAAAAGGATGTCCAAGATGCAGCATCAGCTGGACAGATTGTTGGATATCGTGTAACTAGTAATGGTACTGGATACACATCTGCACCAACTATCACAGTAAATGGTAATGGTAGTAATGCAAGAGCAGTGGCTACAGTTGTAGGTGGGTCCGTTATCGCAGTTAATGTTGATGATTCTGCTGGAGGTTTCCCATTTGGTGCTGGATACGATCATGCATCTGTTACATCAAGCGGTGGTGGTGGTGGATCTGGTCTTGTAGTAAAACCTATCATCTCAAAAGGTGGTATTGGTGCTGACCCTAGAGATGATTTAAAATCAACTTCTATTATGTTCAACTCTAAACTTGTAGGAGATGCAGGTTCTGGAGACTTCCTGACAGGTACAGGTGCAGACTTCAGACAAGTTGGTATTTTGAAAAATCCAAAAATTCCCACTAGTCGGTCAGCAGCAGATTCTGATTTTACTGCAACTACAGGAAGTGCATTAAGAATTCTTACAGTTGATCGCGGCGCGAATCTTGATGATATTGCAGTAGATCGTATAATTTCTCAAGGTGGTACTGAACCAAAAGCAAGAGCATATGTAGATAAAAATACTACAATAGTTGCAGGTACAGATGCCACATTCTTATATCACCAAAATGAGAATACAGGATTTGTGCCGTTTACTGTCGAAGGGCAACTTTTACTAGACTCAGCAGCCCCTGATAATAATGGAACAATTGTTTCAGATTCTGATGGTGAAGTTGATCCATTTTCTGGAGACTTATTATATGTAGAGAGTAGAGCTGCTGTTGAAAGAACCACAGCAGGAACAGAAGACATTAAAATTACCATTCAGTTTTAATAAAGGTTAGATAGAAATGGCAGTAACAAAAAATGAAAATACTTTTTCGTCCACCTATAAGGACGATTTTAGTGAAGGTGATAATTATCAGCGAATTCTATTTAACTCTGGTAGAGCGCTGCAGGCGAGAGAACTCACCCAAATGCAGACCATCATTCAAAAGCAGATGGAACGCTTTGGTAGAAATATCTTCAGAGAAGGCTCTGTTGTAATTCCGGGTGGCTTAGTCACTGACAATGAAATTCAATATGTAAGACTTCAAGGTACTCCAACACTTTATGTTGGGGATATCTTAGAAAATGGTGATGGAATTAGAGCAAGAGTAATTGACTTTATTGCAAAAACTGGTTCTGATCCTGCAACTGTCTATGTTGACTATATTGATCAGGGAAATGCTACCTCCGGCGCAGATCCTGTTACCTTTTCAATTGGAGATACATTAACAAATACAAGTAGTAGTGGTGGAACTAACCCAGTGTCTCTCAAACCCTCCATTGGAAATGATCCAGCTGTAACTGGCAAGGGATTTAAAATCGCTGTTAATGATGGTGCATATTTTATCCGTGGTCTTTTTGTGCAGACACAGGCACAAAGCAAAATCATTTCAAAATATGAAAATGATCCTACCACTAATGTTGGATTTCTGATTACAGAGGATATTGTCACTGTAGATGATACTAACGCACTTTATGACAATCAAAACGTTCTTCCTAACGAAACTGCACCGGGTGCTGACAGATATAGAATTACTCTCACACTAGCTGCTCAAAGTGAATCTATTATTGACTCTGATACAAACTTTATTATTACCAATAGATTGATTAATGGTGTTGTTCAAAGAGAAATTGATGAAAATACCTATAGTGTGATTGGTAAAGAATTAGCAACTCGCACCTTTGAAGAGTCTGGAAACTATACTGTAAAAAGTTTTGTCCCTAAGTTTAAAGCAAAAGATGCAGACAAATTTACATTAGATGTTTCTTCTGGTACTGCATATGTAAATGGTTATAGAGTTTCTAGACCACAAAATACTCTCATTGATGTTAATAGATCAAAGACTACTACTGTTCCATTAGAAAATGAAAATATTGTTGCTAACTATGGGCATTATATTATATCAAATGACATTAAAGGTCTACCAAATGTTAGTGAACTTGAACGGTGGAATCTTTATAGTGATTCTGGAGAAGCTATCCATGACTCTAAGATTTTAGGAACAGCTAGTATTAGAAATGTTTTAGAAGATGGTGCTAACTATAGATACCATATTTTTGATGTTCAAATGACTGGTTCCAATAACTTCAGAAATACAGTTAGTATTGGGTTAGACTCCGATAACTATGCTAATCTAGTATTAGAAAACAATATTGCTGTAATCAAAGAAGCAAATAACAATAACGTATTTTTTGCATTACCTAGAATTAGACCTGAAAAGGGTACTGGTGTAACTGTAAATTCTCTCACTGTGCAGAAAAATTTTACAAAAACTGCTAGTGGTGGCAATATAACTCTGAATGCTTCAGACCTAGAAAACGGTACTGGTACGAATGTTACAGGTTGGATTATTGCAAAAGTAAGTGATGGTAATATTATATCCACAACTCCAACATTAACTGGAACTCCAACGGGTTCAGAAGTTGCATATACTGGACTACCGACAGATGAACCTTACCAAATTTTGGGATATGTTTCAGTAAGTTTATCAGGGACGGGTGAAAGACAAAAAACTTTATCTGCCACACTTACTCAAACTTTTAACAATACTACTGATGTTGAAAGTGATGGTTCTGGACTTAGATTCTTTACCTTACAGGACTATGACATTTATAGTTTTGACTCTATTGCTGATGCATCTGGTAATAGTATTTCTAGTAGATTTATTACAGATAATGGTCAAAGAGACAACTTCTATGATAGAGGTAGGGTAATTCTTAGAAGTGGGCAGTCTATTCCAACTTCTACAACAGTACACTATAAGCACTTTGAGCATGGTGCAACAGGAAACTTCTTTTCTGTGAACTCATACCCAAATGCTGTTGACTATGAAGATATTCCAACTTATAGATTGCGCAATGGTGCAGAAGTTGAACTAAGAAATGTTCTTGACTTTAGAAGCAAGAAGGATGCTAGTGGTACTTTTAGTAATGGTGAGGCTTATGTTCATGAACTCCCATCTAATACTGATATTATCTCAGCAGATATTAGTTATTACCAGTCTAGAAAAGATGTTTTGGTTGCAACATCTGAGGGTGCATTAAACTACATTGAAGGAACTCCAGGTTCAAACCCAAAGAAACCTGATGTTTCATCTAATGCAATGGAGTTGGCAAACTTCACCTTGAATCCATACACTGATGATGTATCAGATTTAAATGCTACAATTGTTAATAATCGCAGATACACTATGGAAGATATTGGTGGTATTGTTGATAGAATTAATAATTTAGAAGAAGTTGTTTCACTTAACCTGTTAGAACTTGAAACATCTACGCTTGAAGTATTAGATGCAAATGGTAATAACAGATTTAAGAATGGTTTCTTTGCTGATAACTTCAAAGACTTTATATTCTCTGATATTTTCTCTGAGCAATATTCTGCTGGATTAGATATTGATGAGAATACTATTATGCCACTTGGTGCACAGAATAACGTGCGTCTTGGATATGATAGTGCTATTAGTACCGATACAATTCAAAAAGGTGATTTACTTTTCTTGAATTATTCAGAAGTAAATGAAATTGACCAAAATGTAGCTACTGAAACTGAAAACGTAAACCCATTTGATATTATTCTTTACAATGGAACTTTGACACTTTCTCCACAAAGAGATGAGTGGAGAGAATTGACAGTTGTAGGTTCTCAGCGAGCAAATAGAGCATCATTCCGTAATGATGAGGCGGCAAGAAGACGATTAATTGAAAGTCTTATTAGACCTAGTGAATTCATCACTGCGGCTGACTTGGGTGCTGAAAACCTCACTATTGGTGTCGGTGATGTTATTAATGACTTTAACTTTACCACTTCAAGTTCAAGTCGGACAGTTGGTGAACAAGTTGACTTTATTCCATCAATAACCACAGGCGGTAACGCAATTAGAGTTAGAAGAGTAACGACAACTAGAACAGTTAGAGGTATTTTTGGATCAATTGTTGTTGATTTATCACTTCTTCCGTTTATTCGTTCTAGAAAGGTATTCTTTAGGGCAGAAGGACTTGCCCCAAACAGAGAACACTTCTTATACTTTGATAGAACACCAATTAAAGACTTTGTAAGAGAAGAAGACTTCTTTAGATTCTCAGATAGTGCTGATTTAAATGACTTTACTGATGGTCAATATCTTGAAGCAACTTCACACCCGCAATCTTCAACTACACTTGTCACTGGTGATTTTGGTGAGATTGAAGGGTCATTCTTTATTCCAAATAATGACGCATTGAAATTTGATGTAGGTGACAGAAGAGTTGCGATCATGGATATTGATCAGACAGCTGCAAATTACAATGAAACTGCGTCTAGTTCTTCTGCGTCTGCAAACTATTCTGCTCTTGGTATTGATGCTTCTGTTATTAATTTAACATTTTCTTCATCAACCACTACAGAATCAACACAAACTTTCGTAGTTCCTAAAGAACCAATTGCACAGTCTTTCCAAATTCAAAATGCTAATGGTGGATTTATCACAAGTATTGAAGTATTCTTTGCGACTACTCCAAATTCAATAAATTCACTTGGAGAAAATGATCCAGAAGATAATACTCCTATCACACTAGAAATTAGACCTGTAGAAAGTGGTGTTCCTTCACAAAATACCATAGTTCCTGGCGCAGTAAAGACTTTGACACCTATTGAAGTTTCGGTTACACCTTTAAAAAATGATACAACTATTGCTGAGATTCGCAACAATCCTACAAAGTTTGAATTCGATGCTCCTGTTTACTTACAGGGCAACACTGAGTATGCCCTTGTTTTGATTGCTAATACACAAAACTATAATGTTTATGTTTCTAAAATTGGCGAATACATTATTAATGATACTTCACAAAGAGTCAGAAAGCAACCTTCTCTTGGTTCGTTCTTTATGTCTCAAAATGCTATTACGTGGACACCAGATCAGTTTAGAGATATGATGTTTAGAGTTAATAGAGCAGACTTTACCTCAAGTGGTACAGCTATATTTGAGAATAGAGCAGTTCCAACTGTCAATCCTGGAATCAATCCAATTTCCACAGATAGTGGTGACAATGATATTGTTATTTTGCTACCAAACTCTGGTTTTGTAAAGAATGATCCAGTTCTAATCTCTGGGTTAGACTCTGCTACAAGATATGGTGGTATCTTAGGTAGTACAATCATGGGTGTACAAACTGTTAAGAAAGTAGATGGTAAGTCATTCCAAATCACTGTAGATTCTGCTGCAACAGAAACTTCTTTGGTAGGAGGGGCTTCTGTAGAAACAGAAAGAAACGTTCTGATGGATGAAATTCTTCTGAACTTAAACTCTTTCTTACCTGCTAATACTACTACCCTTAGCACAACAGCTGAACTTACAAGTGGTGTTTCTTTGGTTACTGCCAATAACCTTACCAATGCTGCATATGGATCACTAGATCCAGTTAGTATTACACCATATGAGTTGACTAGATTTGAATCACCAAGAGTTATTGCATCTGCTAGAATTGAAGCAGCTGAACCTTCGATTACTAGAACATCTGCTAAATTTACTTCTGCACTTTCTACTAGTGATACTTACATTTCTCCTGTGATTGACTTGCAAACGTTATCTGTTTCTTCTGTTAGTAACTTGATTGATAATCAGACTGCTGATTCTGACCTTGCTGCTGAACCTAATGTTACATTTAACAATCCTATTGATTTTGTAGCAGACAGTGCAGCAAACTCTGGTTCTTCCTTGTCTAAACATATCACTATTCCTATCAATCTCGCTGAACCTGCTGTTGGCTTGAAAGTCCTGCTTGGAGCAAATAGACCTACAAATTCGTTTATTGACCTTTACTACAGAACATTACCAGCAGGTTCTGATACGGATATTGAGACTGTTAAGTTTATTCTGGCGACAGAAGATACCAGTATTCAGACCGATGATAATAGAAGTATCTTTAGGCAATATGAATACACTATTGGTGGTACAGAAGGGACATTGACACCATTCTCTACTTTCCAATTGAAGATTGTGTTTAGGTCTCAAAACTCTTCTAGGGTGCCTAGAATTAAAGACTTGAGAGCAATTGCACTAGGAACATAATGAATGTCTGATGATTATGTAAAAGTTGAGGGCAACCCCAATCTCGTAAAAGACAGAACAGGGGTTGTTCTTAATATTGATAAAAATGGATTAGAAGCTGCCAAGCGAAGAAAACGTTTGGCAGTTGAACAACAAAAAGAAAAAGAAATCATTCATCAACTAAAGTCTGAGAATGAAGAATTAAAAAATGATGTAAAAGAAATGAAAGAACTTCTAAAACACTTGATTGATTCTAAAGTATAAATAATAAGAAAATGCGTTTTCAGGGGAAATCATGGCTCAGCAAAGAGATTTTGTAATCGACCAAGGATCAGATATTACTATTGAATTACATCTTAAAAACCAAGATGGTAGTTCAAAAGACTTAACTGGCCATGCCTTGAGAGGAAAAATTAAAAAGAACTATGACACTACTGATAGTGATCAAATTTTTGATTTCACTAATGTATCAGTTGCATCTCCCCCTGAAGGTGGTATAGCTTTAATTACAATTTCCAGTGCTACTTCAGACACAATGAAAGCTGGAAGATATGTTTATGACATTGAATTGGTCTCTGGTGAAGATGAAGATGTTGTAGAAAGAATTTTAGAAGGTAAATTAAATGTAACACCTTCTGTGACAAGATGAGTTAAACTATGGCTACCTATGTAAGTGAGCTAAAGAGGAATAAAGATACTCATAAAGTCAAGATAGAATATCGTAACACAACAATAGTTGAAAAGATTGTTGTTAAAAAACCAATTGCACTTACTGATGTAAGGGGTGGTCTTCTTAGAGACTTAAATGATGTTACCGATAGTGATGGCCTAATCTTGGGTGGAATTACAACTAATGTGCAAGATGGAGCAATATTAGTTTTTAATAAATCTACAAATTTATTTGAAGCTACTACAACATTAGGAAGAAACGATAGGCCCGATCAAGTACAAAAGATTGATGGAGGCGAATACTAAATGTCTGCCATTATTCTTATAAAACGTTCAGACAGTGACGGAAAACCATCAAGTTTATCTAGAGGTGAACTTGCATATGCTTTCGGTAATGGAACTGTTAATAACGACGGTCAACGATTATTCATAGGTGATTCCTCTAATATTCTAGTAATCGGTGGTGAATATTTTACCAATTTCCTAGATCACACTCCTGGTACTCTTACTCCATCTTCTGCAATTATTACAGATGCTAATAGCAAAGTAGACCAATTAAAGGTTGATGTATTAACTTTAGACAGTAATGTAATTTCTACAAGTTCTGGTAATCTTGTTTTTAATCCTGCCACTGGAATCATTTCTATTGGCAATCTTGAATTTGAATCTAATGAAATCAGAACAATTTCAGGTGAAGAGACTTTAATCATTAACCCGTATCCAACTAATGACTCTGGTACGGTAATTATTAAAGGTAATCTGAGGGTAGATGGAACAACTACTACTGTAAACTCTACTGAAGTAACTATCAATGACCTTGCATTAATCTTAGGTGATAGTGCAGGAACAGCACCTATTGAGTTTGATGGTGCTGGTATTATTGTTTTCTCTGATACTGCCAATGCAGTATTTGGTGCAGCCTCACCTAGTATTACTTACAATGGCACTACAGACCGTTGGGACTTTAATCGAGCAATTGATGTAGATTCTGCTTATATTGATAATGTAGTTTCTACACAAGTAAATATTACTAATTTAATTGTTACAGATTCAGCAACAATTGCTGATCTTAATGTAACAGGCAATACTGATTTGGTAACTTTGAATGTTACCGATTCTGCTACAATTGTAGATTTAACAGTTACTGGACAAACCACTCTTGCCAATGCAGATATAACAAATTTAACGATTGATTCTGCTGTAATCAGTTCCATCACATTTAGTGATAGCGCACTATCTGACTTTTTAGATAGTAATGATTTTGACTTTAGTGGTGGTCAAGCAAGTCTAAAAGATGAAGCTGTACAAGATATTGTTGGAGCTATGGTCTCAGGAAATACTGAGACAAATATAACTGTAACATATCAGGATGCAGATGGAACTATTGACTTTGAAGTCCCTATTGCATCAGTTGATAGTGTTGGTGTAGCACAGTTTGATAGCAATAATTTTGATGTAACTGTAACAGGACTAGTTAGCATTGATACGATTGACGGTGGAACTTTTTGATATAAATAAAAAGTAGTATATACTACTTTAATATAAAAATTTTAGACTTATATAAGTCAAATGTAGGTTTGGAGACTCATGTCAACTATCAAGTTACGCCGTAGTGCTGTAAGAGGCAATATACCAACTGTAGGTCAGTTGGATTTGGGCGAAGTAGCCATCAACACACATGATGGTAAGATGTTCTTTAAGAGAGATAAAAATGGTGAACTATCCATCATTGAACTTGGTGGAGCGAACATCGCTGAAAACGTCTACTATGTCTCCAAAAGTGGTGATGATAGTAACGCTGGAACAACTATCAACCGTGCTTTTCTTACACTTGACAAAGCATTAGAAGTAGCTGCAAAAAGAAGAGCAGATGCTGGTCTTGATTCAGATGGCGCACAAAGTTCTGTAATTGAAGCAAAGACTAGAAGAGACTTAGGTTATTACCTAGATGCTTCCAAATACGATATTGCATTAGGTACTACATTTAATCAGGTATTCCAAGGAAGAGCAGGATCATATACACAAGGCATTACTGAAGTATTATTCAGTTTAGATGCAACTAAAGACCTTGTAAATGATTTGGCTGCTATTAGTGGTGATGCAACCTCTTTATCTAGAGCAGATGCATACTGGGATGAAGTAAAAGACATTATTCAAAATGGTAGAGATAATGCAGATGCTTTAGGTCTTGCGCAATATCCTTCTCCCTTAAATTCTGCTGATTACTATGACTCATCTCAGACAGAAGATGATGCATCTAGATCAAAGACAAAACTTATTAATAACAAGGTATTCATCTCTGAAGAAGTTAATGAATGGGTAAAGGCAAACTATAACCTTTCATATGATAGCGCAAAGTGTAAGAGAGATATTAGATTTGCTGTAGAAGCATTAACTTATGATGCAACCTATCTTGGTAATGCTGGTGCATATGATAACGCAAACTTCTTTTTCTTTAATGGTGATGGTCCTGCACAAATCTCTGCTATTGAAACTCCAGCAACTGCTGCTGCATATGACAGAATGGCAGAAGTAGTTGAAGGTGTATTAAAAGATAGTGCTGTAGTTCTTTCTGGTCCAGGTGGAAACTACACTACAACACAGAACACTACTGGTCTGACTCCAAGACAAATTAAGGTCAATGAACTTTCTGCTTCTGTTACTATGATTGGTGATGTAATCAGAAATGGCAGGTCTTCTCTACCTTCTAGTAGAATTACTCCTGATTTAGATTCAAGAGTAACATTTAGTAGTGCTAGTCTTGATGACCCTGCATTAAAGACTTCTTTTGATGCTATTGTAAGCAATAAGACTTCTATCATTGATGATGTTGTAAATCTTGTTGATAGTGAATATCCTTTACTATTTGATATCGGTGACAGATATGTAGATGTATTAGATGCTCCAGAGATTGCTACTACAATCTACTTGAAGACTGGTGATTATACAATCAACAATCCATTAGAAATTCCAAAGAACGTATCTATTATTGGTGATAACTTGAAGAACACAAGTATTCGTCCTAAGAATAAAACTTCTGATATGTTCTATGTTAATAATAACTGTTATATGTCTGATGTTACATTCCGTGACCATTTGCAGCCTGCTGCTGTTATTGCATGGGACCCGGCTGGAGACTCTGCATCTAACATTATTGTAAACTCTCCATACATTAGAAACTGTACATCTATTACTGGTCCTGATTTATCTAGGAATGATGATGGAACATATGTCTACCCAGATGCAAACGATCCAACCAAACCTGCGGCTGGTGGTGATGGTATTCGTAATGATGGTTCTAAAGTAGGTGGTATTCGTTCTATGGTTGTAGATTCGTTTACACAGATCAATCAGGGCGGGAAGGGTGTATATCTTCTGAATAGAGGTTATTGCCAGTTGGTATCAGTATTTACTATTTACTGTGATGTAGGGTTCTTAGCAGAAAACGGTGGATTTGCTTCTATTACTAACTCTAACAGTTCTTTCGGTAATATTGCATTGAAAGCAACTGGTGTATCTGAAAAATTATATGAAGCAAAGGTAGATGGTCAGCAAGATAGAGTTGATAGTATTATTACTATTAAAAATTTAACAAAAAGACCAAATATTTCTGATGCTGTTAAGTTCTCTTCTGACCCACTTTACTATACAGTTGACTCTGCTTCTTGGGACTCAGATACTAAAACAGGTTCTATTAAACTTCTAGAAGAACCAGAAATAAACTTACCAGATAATGACTCTGCAACCTTCCATCAAAGAAGTGCATTGTCCTCTTCTGGTCATACCTTTGAATGGATTGGAACAGGTACTGATGTAAGAACAGCATTTCCATTTAGAGGTGGGGCGCCAAAACAAGCAGATGAAGTCGTACAAGACTCTGATAGAGCAGGGTTATGTTTTGTAACTAGTACAGACCAAAAAGGTGACTTTAGAGTTGGTGAAGGATTCCTAATCCAAAGATCAACTGGAACGATTGAGGGTGAAGCCTTTGATCGTAGTCTCTTTGCCCGTGTAACTCCATTCTCTCTTGCACTTGAGGATTAAAAATGCCAGAACTAAATATATTTAAAACTATAACCAAATCAGTTGATACTAGCAATCAAACGATTTATACAGCACCATCAAACTATACTGGTATTGTGCTTTCTACTCAGATTGCAAACGCTTCTGATTCTGACGCTACATTAACTTTTACATACCATGATTCTGCTACTGCCACAGGAGTAGAATTGTTATCAGAATTTGACATTCCAGCTAGAGATACTGCAAATGGTAGTGTTGGTAAACTCGTTATTTCAGCAAATGGTCTACTTAAAATGACTTCTAATAAAGATGATAAATTAAAACTAGTAATGGGTATACTGGAATCACTCAATGGCTAATTCTGAATCAAGACTCCTTAGCGGTCGTATTAAAACTAAAAGTGGTAATACTTTAGACAGTAGAAGAACTACCTTTCTTAGTCTGGATAATGCTGAGCCAAACTTTGGTAATCCAGATTCTGACCGTTATATTCTTGCTTCTCTTGCTAATGGTGAACGTTTATTCTTAAAACTCAATAAAGGTTTTCTTGTAAGTGCAGACAGTGTAAGTGGAGATGAATCTACATTTGAGATTGATCCTTCAGGTTTAGCAAATGCTGCTGGCACCACACTTGCAGAAGTATTAGATAATCTTGATTCTGCAATTACAGAAGCATTCTTGAGCGGGGTATACCACGACTCAAACTTCAATGGCTTTGGTACTGTTTCCGATCCATTGTCGTTAGATTCCGATTTGCGTATCTTTGGTATTACCGGTGACTCTGCAACATTTACAAATATTACAAGAACAGGAACTACCGTAACAGCAGGAACTTATGGTTCTGTTACAGAAATTCCAGTTCTTACAGTAGATGCATCTGGTTTTGTTGATAGTATTGGTGAAGTCTCTATCAGCACAACTCTCAATACCTCTGGTGAGACAGGCACAGGTTCTGTAAGTCTTTTAGACTCTGCATTAAATATTGCAGCTGGTGAAGGTATCAATACTGTAGTATCTGGCAATACTATTACTGTATCTGGTGAAGACGCTACTATAACTAATAAAGGTGTTGCTAGTTTTGATTCTGGTGACTTTACAGTTAGTTCTGGACATGTTTCCATCAAGACGGCCGGTGTAGGTAACAGTCAGTTAGAAAATGATACTGTAACTATTGGTTCTACTGGTATTGCTCTTGGTGAAACTTCAACTACACTTTCCGGTTTAACTCAAGTAAATACAACAAATCTTAGTGTTACAGACTCAGCTACTATATTTCAAGCAAACATTACCACATTAGACGTAAGTGACTCAGCAACCATTGCTGATGCGATAGTAACTGGTACCGCTACAATCAATCAGGCTACTGTTACTACTCTAGATGTAACTGACTCTGCTACGATTGCTGATCTTACTGTAAACTCTGATGCTAATCTTACTCATGTATATGTTTCTAACTTAACCGATAATAGAATTGTTATCTCTGGTTCATCTGGCAAGTTAGAAGATGACGCTAACTTTACGTTCAATGGTACTCAATTTGATATCGGTGGCGGCAACTTTACTGTACAGCAGTCATCTGGTAACACACAAATTGTTGGCACTTTGGACGTTGATCAACAGACCACATTAGCTAGTGCAAATGTTCAAGATCTTACTAATGACAGATTGGTGGTTGCTGGAACAAATGGTGAGTTAGAAGATGATGCTAATCTTACATATAATGGTTCTACTTTAACTGTTGCTAATAGTACAACATCTACCAACTCGGCAAATGGTGCATTAGTTGTCACAGGTGGTGTAGGTATCGGTGGGGCCTTAAATGTAAACGGCAACACTGAAATTGCAGGTGACTTGACAGTTACTGGTACAACTACTACAATTGATGTACAAACATTAGCAATTAATGACCCATTAATTCACCTTGCAGACTCTAATGAATCTAGTGATGAAGTTGATATTGGTTTTGTTGGTCACTACTTTGATGCTGCATTAGGTGGTAGACAACATACAGGTCTGTTTAGAGATGCTACAGATGACAAATACTACCTCTTTGCACAATACCAAGATTCTGCTTTAGACTCTTCTCCCAGATCAAATATTATTGATAGAAGTGACCCGTCTTTTGTATTAGCAGATTTTAATGCTGCAACTGTAGTTGCAGATACTTTTTCTGGAACAGTCAGCGCAGACTCTATCACTACAACAAATCTAACTGCTAGTAATGTAGACATTAATGGTGGATTTATTGATGGGACTGCAATCGGTCATACTACACCAGATTCTGGTACGTTTACGAATTTAACTTCAGATAATCTTACTGTTGATACTAATACACTTTATGTAGATGCTGTAAACAACAGGGTCGGTATTGGCACGACTAGTCCAGCCACAGCACTCGACGTAACCGGAACCGTTACAGCAGACGGGTTGACTGTTGATGGTGATATTACCTTCTCTGATTCTGATGACATTATCATGCCAGATAAGTCAAGAATTAAATTGGGTGATGCTGGTGATCTTCAGATTTATCATGATGGGTCTAATAGTTACGTCAAGGATATTGGTACTGGTGTATTAAACGTTCAAGGTTCTTCTCAAGTAAACATTGGTGGCGCAAACGGAACTATTGGTGTTCAGTTTGTTGAAGGTGCAAATGTAACACTTCGTCATAATAATGTACCAATACTTTCCACAGTCTCAACAGGCATTAATGTAACTGGTACCATCACAGCAGATGGCATAGACCTTGGCGATAATGAGAGAATTCGGCTTGGTGCAAGTAACGACCTTCAGATTTATCATAGTGGCACACATTCATATATCGTAGATCAGGGTACAGGCGGTGTATATATCCGCTCCAACTCATTTAATGTGACTTCGACGACCGGTGAAACATTTATAAATGCTACACAAGATGCTGACGTAAAGCTTTTTTACGACGGTTCCAAAAAGTTAGAAACTACTAGCACTGGTATTGATGTCACTGGTGAAGTGACAGCAGACTCAGGCACGTTTACTAATCTCGCCAGAACCTCTCCTGCTGGTGTTACAGCAGGTGTATATGGTTCTCAAATAGCGGTTCCTATTATAACTGTAGATGCCTCTGGATTTATTGATAGCATTGGTGTAACTGGATTTAGCAGTGTATTAACTACTGAAGCTGAGAATGGTACAGGGACAGTAAATCTTCTTGATTCTTCATTGAATATTGCAGCTGGTGAAGGTATTAACACAACCGCTTCTGGTAATACTGTCACAATTGCTGGTGAAGATGCAAGCACATCTAATAAGGGTGTTGCTAGTTTTGATGCGGGGGACTTTAGTGTTTCTTCTGGTGCTGTTAGTATTAAGACTGCTGGTGTAGGAAATGACCAATTAGAGTTTGATAGTGTAACAGTAACCGCAGGTTCTGGTCTGACAGGTGGTGGTTCAATTGCACTTGGTGGCTCCACAGAATTGAAACTTGATTCTGCTGCTGTTAAAGGATTATTCTCCGGTGGTGCCAATATTGATTATGATAATAGCACAGGCGAAATTGCTGTTGCTCTTAGTGGTGTAACAGCAGGTAGATATGGAACCTCTACAAAAATTCCAATTATTACTGTTGATTCTTATGGTCAAGTCGATAGTATTGGTATTGTTCCTGCACAGGCGTCTTTGGGTGATACTATTGATAGTATTTTCCATAATCCGTTAACTGGTGAACTTAGAGTTGTAACAGATGTTGCATCATTCTTTACAGATATTGTCCTTGACCCATACACAACAGATAGTCTCTCTGAAGGTGATTCTAATCTCTATTATACTAAGACTAGAGTAGACTCTGACATTGATCAGGCATTTAATGAAAACCCATCATTTGGTGGAACAGGTGCGCCGTTTAGTGTAACATCAAATACTCTTGTAACCAATCTAAATGCTGATCTTTTGGATGGTAAAACTGCAACTGAGTTTTTATTTTCGGCTGAACAAGACTATAAAACAGCTGGTGATCTTATATTCTTTGATAATGTTTCTGCCTCGTTTGGGCAATCAGAAGATTTAAGAATTTATCATGATCAACAGAATAGTTACATTAATGAAACTGGGACAGGTAATCTTAAACTGCTGACTAATGGATATAGTATTATCCTAGAAGATTCTACTAACGATAAGGTATCTGGTCAGTTTACTCCATCTGCTTCTGTAGACCTTTATTATAATGGAAGTAAAAAGTTTGAAACTACCAATACAGGCGTAACTGTTAGTGGTGATATTACCTTCTCTGATTCTGACGACCTTATCATGCCAGATAACTCAGTGATTAAATTGGGTGATGCTGGTGATCTTCAGATGTATCATGATGGAACCCGGAGCTTCATAAGAAACCTATTTGGGTTTGATTTGCGCATTGAAAACTTTGTAGATGATGCAGATATTAGTATCCGTACTGATAATGGTCTGGGTGGTGTTACTAATTACATCGTTGCAGATGGTAGTACTGGTCGGGTCAGGCTTTACCACTATGGAGCAGGAAAGCTTTCTACCGAATCAACTGGTATTGACGTAACTGGTGAAGTAGTAGCAGATTCCTCAACATTTATAAATATTACAAGAACAGGAACAACTGTAACAGCAGGGACATATGGTTCTCAAACAGCTATTCCTGTTGTAACTGTAGATGCTTCTGGATTTGTAGATAGTATCGGAACTGAAGCACTTAGTACAGTTCTTAGCACTAGTGCAGAAACTGGCACAGGTTCAGTAAATCTTCTTGATTCTTCTTTAGAGATTGCTGCTGGGTCTGGTATTGATACTGTTGCATCTAATAATACTGTCACTGTAGAGATTGACTCTGGTGATCTTGCAGCATACTTTAGTAAAGTCATTGTTCATGATAATACAGATGGATTTTTATCTGATGAACACGTACCACATTCTAGTATTAATATCAACGCCAATAATGGTCTTACAGGTGGTGGTACTATTAATGCTAATGTGGATTTGGCAGTAGGTGCTGGAACTGGTATTAGAGTTAATACTAATGATATTGATATTGACTCATCTGAACTTGCTGCTTACTACAGCAAAGTAATCAATCACGATCAGACCTCTGGATTCGTAGCAAACGAGCATATTGACCATTCTAGTGTCAATATCACAGCTGGTGCTGGTTTAACTGGTGGTGGTAATATTACCTCTTCCAGAACACTAAATGTTGTCGGTGGTGATGGTATCACTGCTAATGCAAATGAGATTGAAGTTACTGTTGATAATTCTACTATTGAATTATCTGCTAATGATGGTTCTGGTGCAGTTAGAGTAAAAGATGGTGGTATCACTAATGTAAAATTACAAAACAGTTCTTTAACTGTAGGTTCTACTAATATTGCACTTGGTGCAACTTCTGCTGCACTTAATGGTCTTACGCAGGTAAATGCTGACCAAGTTAATGTTGATAATATTCGTATTGATGGTAATACTATCAGTAGTACCGCTGGCTCTTACATGTATATTGATCCACACCCTGTAGATAGTGCTGGTACTTTGGTTATTCTTGGTAACTTGTCTGTAGAAGGCACAACTACTACTGTTAAATCAACTACAGTAAGCATTACCGATAAGAATATCGTACTTGCAGATAATGCTACTAGTAATGCAGAAGCAAATGGTGCTGGTATCACAGTAAATGGCTCTAATGCTAGTATTACTTACAATGGCACTACAGACCGTTGGGACTTTAATAAACCTATTGACGTTTCTACTGTGTATGGTGACCTAACAGGTACTGCTACAACTGCTACAACTGCTACTAATGTTACTGCAACCGCAAATAACTCTACTAACGAGACAGTTTATCTCACATTTGTAGATGGTGCAACTGGCGCTCAAGGTATTGAAACTGATACTGGATTAACATATAATCCATCAACCGGACTCATCACCTCTACTGCATTTACCGGTAATATTACTTCTAGCAGTGTAGACATTAATGGTGGTTCTATTGATGATACAACTATTGGTGCTAGTAGTGCAGCAGCAGGTACATTCACAACATTAACTGCAACTGGAACAGTTAATTTTGCTGGTGCAACAGTTTCTAATGGTGGCACAGTAACAACTATAGACATTAATGGTGGTTCTATTGATGGTACAACTATTGGTGCTAGTAGTGCAGCAGCAGGTACGTTCACAACATTAACTGCAACTGCTGATATTGTACAAGAAAATCATAGATTTGCATCTTCTACAATTACTAGAGCATCAACAGCTCAAGTTGACCTAGATACGTTTAGTGCTACTACATATTCAGGCGCAGAAGTTAATATTATGGCAATTTCTTCTGGTGAAAGACATATAACTAAACTCTTGGTAGTGCATGATGGCACAACAGCATATGCTACCGAATATGGTTCTGTTTACACTAACACACCTCTTGCAACATATGATGTTGATATTAGTGGTGGTAATGTCAGAATTAGAGTTACACCTGCTTCGGCAACTAACACTGTATTTAATACTCTTGTCACGTTGATTGAGAACTAAGAAAAATGATGACATTCGGACCAAAGAAAACTAACCCTTATAGACGAACTCAAGGTAATAATGCTTGGCGAGTTGTAAGAACAGCTACCTATAAATTTGTTGCATTTGAAGATAATACTATAATTTATCGTAATGGCGTAAGTCTTGCCACTATAAGCGCAGGAGGAAACTCTTCACTATCGCTTAATGCCGGGGATATTATCACCAGTAACAAATATGTAAGTATGACTGAAAGTGGCAGTGGAAATACTGCAATGTATTCAGCATGGCACGGTACTCGTTTTGCTCATAGATTAGAAAGATATGATGCAACATTGTATTTTTGGAATTTATTTAGCCCAAGAGAAAGACTTACAATCAATATTTCTAGAAATGGCACGAACATAACATCAGTTAGTTTGGATGGTGAATGGGGAAGTTATAATGTCGGTACAACGACAGGTAACTATATTTTTGAAAGCGATAATGGTGTACGATTTTCATGTATAATAGGTCAGTTTCCTACTAGTGATGTTATGCCACTTTATCCTTGTGATTATAAAGATGAAGGTCCATACGAATTATACGGAACTGCCAGTGGCAGTGGAGATGTTATAGCACTAGAAGACAATACCAGTATAACAGAATATACCAGTGCAGGTGGTGAACGCACATTTACAGTAAACCGGGGAGGTAATACATCATTAACGGGTGGCGGCAGTCAATTTGCTGGTAGCAGTGTAAGATTGGTTGCAGACAAACCGATATATGCATTTTCTAAAGGGGATGGTGATGGTGGAGAAGCAACTCCTTTTGTTTCACCTGAAGCATTTGGAACTCATGCAGCAATACCTGGATCTCAAAATGATTTTATTAAACTAGTTAGTAATCAACCAGCAGTTGTAAATGTAAATGGAACAGACAGAACACTAGCAGGATCAAATGGTATCTATCAATATTATCAAACAGGTAGTATACCTCAAGGAGCTATCCTTACAAGTGATACGCCATTCTGTGCAGTTTACGAAAGTGATGCTAGTGATGAAACAATATTGAGTATGTGGAGTCAAAAAAATGTGAAACATGTGGATTTAGGAACACGTATAGTAACAGAAGAACTTGCTCTTGCATTAGATGCAAACAACAGTCAGAAAACCAATTTTAATATATCCAATTTATTGTCACCTTACCCTTGGACAGTAGGTACAGGGTCAGAGACATTTTATGCTCAGAATGGATCTACTTCTGAGAATGAAAGAGTTGTAGATACTAACCCATTTGGTGATACAGATATTGTATGGCAATCACCTAGTAACGATGCTACTTCTGACGCTGATGGTGGGTGGAACACGTCCCTTTTTAATGTTGATCCTTCTAAGACTTATAGGTTTAGTGTATGGGTTAGAAAAAAGACCACAGTAGGTAACGGTAGATTTTATCTTGGGATTCGTGGGTTTAATAGTTCAAGCACAAATATTGGTGTTATAAGAAGAAGTAATGGCACTACCAGTACAAACCACTATTTTGCAACTCCTAGATTTGATAATAGTGATATGAATCCTACAACCAGTGTGGATGAATGGATTTTAGTAGTAGGTCATGTTTTTCCAGAAGGTTCAGGAACTGGTAGTGATCATCCTGATTCTGGAATCTATGAAACTGATGGTAGTAAAAAAATCAGTTATAGTGGTGCCAAAGATGTTGTGTGGAACACAGGCACCACTCAAGCACAGCACCGATCTTATCAATTTTATTCCACTACTACCAATGAAATTCAGCAATGGTGGGCGCCAAGAGTAGATGTATGTGACGGAACAGAACCATCAATAAAACAACTTTTAGCTGGTGCTGGAAGAAATTGGGATTTAGTCAAAAAAAATAGTATAGGTCTTAATGGTTCTTATTGGGATGATGATACATCTGGTACGTTTAAATTTAACGGAACTTCAGATTACATCTCTACTAACAGAAATACTATAACACCAAATGCTACTTATAGTTTTTGGGCTAATCGCACACAAAGTAATAATACCTACAATATGATGGGTGGAATATATTTACCATACTTTTCTTTTTATAGTGATAATAGAATTTTTTTTTCTATGAATATAAATGGTCAGAAAAATTTACTTACTACTTCTACTTTTTCTGACAATACTTGGTATAAATTTGATTTTGTTCACGATTATGATGGTGTGGATACAACAGCATTAATCTATGTTAATGGTGAATTAGAAGCATCTGCAACATATGCTGGCGCACAATCTACCCCTACTAATAGAACATTTATGTTAGGAGGATGGCGCAGTGATGCCCCTACTAATTATCCTTTTGAGGGAAAGATAGCATTATGTCATGTATATGAAAAGGCACTAACGGCAACAGAAATCAAACAAAACTTTAATGCTACTAGAGGAAGGTTTGGAATCTAATGGGATCGCATTCTGGACCATATATTGTTAATGATGGATTGGTATTTGCCTATGACATGGATAATGCTGCTAAGTCGTTTAAGGGCAAACCGACTACTAATATTATAACTATAACTGATCTTGATACTGGATGGTCTCAAGGATACAATACCTCTATTCAATGGAACGACTATATACCACCACAAGGAGTTAATTCTCAAGTTGTATCTTTTATAGATGCTGATGGTAACGGATCAGGATATTGGTATTCTTATGGTGACTATGCACCACAGCAGCCAAGCACTACATATACTATTTCTGTTTACGCAAGAACTATAGGTTCAGATTGGAGTATTAGAGCATATACTGCTGATAACTCAGAAGTAGGTAGACAATATACTAATATATTAACTGTTCCCGGAGATGGAAAATGGCACAGACTGGAATTTGATTCTATTACAACACCATCAAATACTGAATCAGACAGTCTAAGTTTTCTGTTTTCAAATATTCCAGCAGGACAAAGATGTTGGTTATGTGCGCCTCAAATGGAAGAGGGTTCATTTGCTACACCATTTGTAAATGGCACTAGATCAAACACACAAGCACTTTTAGATATGTCCAAGAGTAAAAATACTATTACTGCTACAAGTTTGACATACAACAGTGACGGGACTTTTAGGCTTAATAGTTCTAATCCTGATTATTTAGATTTAGGGTCAGATAAAATAATTAAAACATCAGGTGGTTGGACTGTTGAAACCTGGATAAAATATGATGCAGTCCCTGGTGGATACGATAATATAAATTCACCTGGTAACTTTATAGGATCAGACAGCGTTTCATATAATAGTTGGTATTGGAGCGTGTTCAATGGCAAGTTAGCATTATGGAATATATCACCGGGAACATGGAAATATGGCAGTACTACATTACAAGCAAACACATGGTATAACGCTGTTTTAGTTTCAGATCCATCGGGTACTTCATATCAAATGTATTTGAATGGGGTAGCTGAAGGTGGTAATCACACTACCTATTCATGGAACCCTTCATATAGTGGGTTAAGAGTCAGGTATATCGGTATAGCTAATGCTTCTAATATTAGAAGATTAAATGGGATGGTACCAGTTACAAAAATTTACGACAAAGCATTAACAGCAGCAGAAATCAAACAAAACTTTAATGCTACTAGAGGAAGGTTTGGTATATAAATACTTAAAAAGCTAATCAGGGGAAAGTGAACCGATGGCGAACGATAAAAGGTTTATAGTCAAAAATGGACTACAAACACCAAATGTTTCATTCAAGGATTCCAACGAATCTTTAAATGAAATCACTGTAGAAATGCTGGGAACAGACACACTATCTTTTAGTGGTGATGCTGGTCAGTTATTCTCTCTTACAGATACATTTTCTGGCACAATCTTTTCTGTAAATGATATTTCAGGTATCCCATCTATTGAAGTAGATGATGATGGTGAAATTCGTCTTGCAGAGTTTGCAGGAAATGTATCAATTGGTACAGATAGTTCTCGTGGATTTAATGTTTATGTAGATGGCACTTTGAGAGCAGACTCTGCTGATATTGCAATTGTTAATGGTACTGCTACTAATGCTGATAATGTTGATATTACTAATGATACTTCAACCAACTCTACTCACTATGTTCATTTTGGAGATGCAACTACTGGATATGATGGAGTAAAGGTATCTAGTTCTAAATTAACTTTCAATCCATCTAGTGGCACTTTACAGGTTAATGGCATTTCTGTTGCAACTGCTGCTGACTTGACTGCATTAACAAGCCCGAACTTCTCTGTAGATTCTAGTCTTTTTGGAACAGGTGTGCTTACCAATGGTGAAGGTAAGGCAATCTATTACGATACAACTTCAAGTAAATGGGAAGGTGCATATAACGATTCAAGTGGTGAATTTACTGCAACTCACATTATCGTTGATAAAACGGCTACTGATGTAAAGATTGCTTCTACTGGTATTTTTACAGTATCAGGTGGATTGTCTGCAAACAATTATTATTTCTTGTCCTCTACTGCTGGAACTGCAACAAACGATCCAGACTCTGCTCCTACTGTGTTCCAACCACTTTACTATGCATTAGATGCAAATACGATTGATGTTCTTGTTCAGGCTCCACAAGATACAGTCATTACGACTTATCCTTACCCAAATAATCCGGGTGAAGAAGTTCATGGTGGACCTATCATCTATAGTGGTATTCCTTCTGATGAGAGACTGAAAGAAAATATTGAGTCTATTCAGAGTGATGCTATTTCTCTTGTCAATCAACTTAATCCTGTAAGTTTTGACTTTAAAGACCCTATAAGTAAATACCATGAGGGGCAACAATTGGGTTTTATTGCACAAGAGATTTCAGAAGTAATTCCTCAGTCAGTATATACTGAAGATGATGAAATAAATACAATGATGTTGAAACCTGAAACTGTTATTCCTGTTCTTACTAAGGCTATTCAAGAACTGACTGAAACTGTAGAGACTTTGAAGAAAAAAGTTGAAGAATTAGAAACTAAATAAATAACCATGTTAGATGATAACAATTATTATGAGGATTAAAATATATGTTTTCTGAGAGTGAACTTAAAGAACATCATAAAAAGACAAAACAAGCATTTGAAGAAAATGGTTATGTTGTTCTATCAGATGTTTTAAATGAAAACCAGTGTGAACAACTCACTCAGCATTTGTTTAACCTTGAGAAAGAAGGTAAACTTAAAGCAGATGGTCAGTGTGACCTTTCTGGTGCTATCTATGGTGACCCTGTATTTGATGACCTCTTAGTTCAAATGGCAGAAGGTCTAGGTGAACATGTAGGTAAAAAACTCTTACCTACCTACAGTTATGCCAGACTGTATAAGCCAGGAGAAGTTTTAACAAGACATAAAGATAGACCTTCTTGTGAAATTTCTGCTACTCTTACTTTGGGGTATGATGAAAGCACACCAGTCTGGCCAATCTATTTTGATGAGCATAAGGAAATTCCAGTTGACCTTAAGGCTGGTGAACTTGCAATGTATAAAGGTTGTGAAGTTGAACACTGGAGAACAAAGTTTAAAGGTAAGTGGCAAGCACAAGTATTCTTGCATTATGTAGATGCGAATGGTCCTCATAAAGATCATGCTATGGATGGTCGCAAAGAGTTTGGTAAGAATAAAAGTGATAGCAACTTACGGGATGATGCTGTAGACCCGGACTATGGGAATATTAATCTCCCAAAGAAAGAAAATGTTCATAATCAATATGAAATTGATGATCCAATGTTTGGAGCCGTTCTCTTACCAAAGTCACAAGACGATAAGCAATTTGCCGGTTATATCGGTTACAATCAAAAAAATGCACCAGAGATTGTCTTTACTAAAGAAGAGTGTGATAAGATTATTGCATTTGCAGAAAATTTGTATCCATCATCAGCTAAAATTGGTGTGCAAACTTTAGACAGGAAAACTAGATCAGCAGATGTTTATGAGTTAAATCCAAATGAAAATACGAGTTGGTTATTTCAAAAAGTATGTAATGCAGTGCATTTAGCAAATAGAGACCATTTTCATTATGATGTAAATACTATCACTCATGGGTTGCAATTGATTCATTATCGTTCTGATGAAAAGATTCCAGGTCATTATGATTGGCATGTAGATGCTGGGCCCGGATATTCTGCAACTCGTAAGATTTCGTTTACTGTGCAGTTGTCAGACTCTAATGATTACAAAGGGTGTGATCTTTTAGTACAAGATCATCATAGACAAATAAAAGCGATTCGTGATCAAGGTTCACTTTCTATGTTCCCAAGTTATATGCCGCACTGTGTAACTCCTATTGAGTCTGGAGAACGCTGGGCGTTGGTTATTTGGGTTCATGGACCGAAACCTTTTAGATGATGATTTTCTTATAAATATATAAATGACAGAACTATCACCATTGGAAAAGTTAATAGATGGCAAGAAATAATAATAATTTTCTTCATAAGAAAACTCTGATTACTGCAAACTCTGTTACAGTAGAATCTTTAGATGATTCTACTGAGGCTTATCTGAGAGACATTGACTCTGATCTAGTGAAAACTGTTGATAATTTTCCAGGAGGAAATATTGCAGATGGAACTATTAGTCCAGATGCTATTGCTAATCAAAGTGAGATTGTATCTGGTGGTGGTGGATTAACATCTGGCGGTGTTTTAGGATCAGCGATTATTAACCGTGAAACTTATATGAATTGGGAAACGGATGATGCTGGACCAATCGACTTTTCTTACTTTGAGACGTATAGTCCCACTGGCAGCATCCCTGCCAATGCGAGTAATACCAGCGATTACCTATCTTCAAATTACAAATTTTATGCAAAGGGGCAATTTTGGAATTCTCTCATAGATTCTGGTCTAGCTGTACTTTCTCCAGGGAATACTGAAAGAGGGATTGACGATCCTGTCAATGAAGCATATACTTTTTTCACTACATCTCCTTCTATTCCTCTTTTAGCAAAAGGTAATATCAGATTAAATCTGAACACGGTAGATGAAGATACTAAAGCTCTTTTAAGATTTTTTGGAGTTGGCGCAGGAGCCGATTCTGATGAAATTCACAGTATCCAGATACTAGACTCTGCAAATTCAGGTGACCCCGGGGCTCAATTGTATAGAGACGAATTTGGTAATGAATATTATATGACATTATTAGATAGTTTTTCATATAATGATATATCACCTTTTTATGGTAATGACATTACTTACACTGGAATGAGATATCATCCGGATAGAGACCCAACAGCTAAATTTGCAACAATTATTGAACCACCTCCATATCTTATTCATACAACAGATGCTCTTGTTGAATCTGACGGCCAAGGTAACACCATTGGAGACCGTACTCCAACGGAACCTTTTGACAATTACCCAAACAACGTATCATGGGGGCAGTTAAGTGGAGAATTTAAATTTTTTAAAGGACTTAAGGGTATAAAACTTGCTAATAACACAGGTGAATTTTCAACAGACCCTAATGATCCCACTCTACAAGTTAGAAATAAATCTTCTAGGATTAGATTTAAAACAAGAAAATCTGCTGGACTTGGTGAGGTAGGTGCAGCACCATCTACCTATGGACAAAATGCATCTCAAATTCCTATTGGTCAAACCGTTTCAAATGAAGTTTGGAGTAATGTTTCAAATAAATTCGTCTATAAGGTATCAAGTAGAAAACCAATGCAGGGCAATTTTTATGGATATGCGACTAGCGATGTCAACACCGGCGATTTGAACAAAATTGATTTTACTACTCAGGGCAGAAGACGTGCAGAAGTTTTTAATAATAACCACTACAGCACAAGAGCGGGTGCAGCATCATTACATCATGGATATTTACTAGGCAATGGTCCCGGTTCCATCCCTCTCCCAAACCCTTTGGCGACGAGTTTGAAGACTAGTTCTATACAATTTCCGTTTTCTTCAGAATATTCTTATTATTCTACTAATGATTTGTCCTATAGCACTCGGATTCCTTTGCCGCAGCCTCAACATCTATTCAACGATTATAATAGCTGGCAGTTATATTCCGCAGGGATTTCATCTCATACTCATGCTCATGCTATTCATAATGGTTTTGCTACTAAATTTCCCTTTGCGGCAGATAATAATGTATCGGATTTCACTTCATTTCCTTCAGGTCTTGGGATTACGCCATCTCGAGCCTTTGGATCAAATGGAGATGAATCAAATGGATACGTTTGGTTTCAAGATGATCCATCCCCTCACCCAAACAGTGTGAGACCTATTATAAAATTTCCATTTGCAACTGGAACTGGTGTTTTGTTCAGCACTAACCCCGGTGACCAATGGCTTGTACCGGTTGCCAATGTACAATCTGATACTCATGGATATGGGTTTACTGACCAGGTCAACGTCGAAGGTGAAAAATTTTCATTTGCCAATGGCACTAGAACCGCCCTATCCCCTGCATATTTAAATATGCCGAACATGACTGGGTATCGCCATTGGTCAGGAATTTCAAGCACAACAGATGGGTACATATATGGTGGATTTCTCGGTCGACCAACTCCCCAAGGCGGTCCTACACGCGTAACTACTATTCGTAGATTCCCTTTTGCAAGCGAAACGGCTGCTAGTAATCTAAGCGGTCTTTTGTCTCCTACCGAGAATGGTGCGCAACACATATCAGTTTAATAAGGATAATATAATATAATGTCTACAGAAAATAAAAATGAAAATGAAATTGCCATTTATGAAGAGATTAGAAAAAACACACAAATCGCTTCTAAAGAAGAATTGAATATTCCGTTGTCTATGGTTTTTGGTCATGGAACTTTAGGTAATATTGAAAGTTTTGGTGATAAGAGTCTATTAGAAAACACTATGAAAGTGGATGAAGCTTTAAATAATGTTAGTGAATTGAACAACATATGGAATCATAGTCATTCTCAATGGACTTGGAGACATCTCAATCTCAATTTCCACTCTCCTTATAAAAATATGAAACAAATTGCAGCAGAAATCTCTGGACTCAAATCTTCATTAAATTCCGCAAAATGGAGTTATGTCAGAAGAGAAGCAGAAATTAAAAAGTTGGAAGAAAAACTTTCCAACCCTGATATTGAATATTGGGAAGAAGTAGAGAGTAAGATTGAACTTGCTGAACTAAAGGAAGGTTTATCACAACATATGTTAATGATTGAAGGTGCAATGAAAGATGTTTTAGCTCTTAATGAACTTTATGAGCAACTTAAATCTAAAGTTAATTCTTTCTCAGAAGAAGATTTTGAAAAAGAAGAAACAAAAAATCACCTACAAAGGTCTTTGGTTCAGTGTATTAGAGACGTTAGACAATATGGAAGTATCACAAAGGGTGAACAGGAATATTTGGAAAATATTGGAGTAAATCCATCTAAAACTGAAAAAATTCTTAGAGAATATGTGCAACATGAGAGAGAAAAAAGTTCTTGGGGTGTTGCGGAATTGTATGAGTTTGTAGAAGAATTGTCTGATGAATTAATTCACAAGCACAATATTGAAAAAGTTAGAATGGACCTTTCTGGTTTCACAAATGAAGTTAATCCAAAACTCTCTTATACTAAGACTGTCGCCATTCCCAAATCTGAATAGAATAATATTGATAAATATATAATAAATATAGTTATCTAAGGAATAAGCATGGCTAAACCAAGTACCAGAGACCAACTCATAGATCATTGTCTAAGAAGACTTGGCGCACCTGTTATTGAAATCAATGTAGATATTGATCAGTTAGAAGATAGGACTGATGATACACTTCAATTGTATCAGGAGTATCATTCTGATGCAGTAGTCAGAACTTTTCTAAAGCATCAAGTCACTTCTTCAGATATTTCTAATGGTTATATTACTGTAGACGATAGTATAATTTATATCAAGAGACTTTTTATGATAAGAGGTTCTGGCAACTCTGCTGGAATGTTTGACATTAAATATCAAATGTCTTTAAATGATATCTATGACTTGAACACCTATATTGGTGATCTTGCATACTATGAGCAGACTAAGCAGTATCTTGCTATTTTGGATGCAAAGTTGACTGGTTATCCTCATATTGATTTTAACAGACATCAAAACAGAGTTTACATTCACGGTAAGTTTTCAGACCAAGATATTTTAGAAGATGATTATATTGTCTTTGAAACCTTCAAGATTGTAGACCCAGAAACTCATACTGATGTATATAATGATTTGTTTGTCAAGGAGTATCTTACTCAGGCTATCAAACAGCAATGGGGAGCAAACTTGATTAAGTTTGAAGGTATGCAACTTCCAGGTGGTGTTACATTGAACGGTAGACAGTTATATGACGATGCAACACAAGAAATGCTTAGACTAGAAGATAAACTGCGTAATACATACGAGTTGCCTGTTGACTTTTTTGTAGGATAATGTAATGGCTACCAATCTCTACTTCAGTCAATCAGTCAAATCAGAACAAGACCTATATGAAAATATTGTTGTCGAATCTCTCAAGATGTACGGGCAAGATGTTTTCTATATGCCTAGAACACTTGTAGCAGAAGATAAAATCTTTGGTGAAGATGTTGCTTCTAGGTTTGAAGATGCATATAAAATTGAAATGTATTTGGAAAACATTGACAACTTTGATGGTGACCAAGAACTCTTTACAAAGTTTGGTGTAGAGATTAGAGACAGGGCAACACTACATGTTTCTAGGCGCAGATGGCAAGAAGTAACATTTGACCATGTTTCATCACAAGTCAGACCAAATGAAGGTGACTTGATTTATCTCCCATTGTCTGACCAAATCTTTGAAATCATGAGAGTGATTGATGATCAACCATTCTATCAGTTATCTAATCTTCCAACATTCCGTATGGAAATTGAACTGTTTGAATACAATGATGAAGACTTTGATACAGATATTCCTATCATTGATGAGATTGAACAAGACTATGCTTATCAGTATATTCTAACTTTAAATGATTTTTCTAATGATAGTGATACCTTACAGGTAGGTACTACTGTTCAACAAAGCCTTGCAAATGATGTTACGATTTCTGGTGAGATTGCTAAGTGGAATGATAGTTCTAATGAACTCACACTAGTTCATATTGGTGCAGATGATGGTAAGTATCATGTCTTTACAACAGGTGACATTAAAAATCTATTTAATAATGAATATGGGGTACAAGATAGTGATACATACACAGTATTATCTGTTAGAGAAAATAATCTGATTCAGACTACACAACAGAATACTTTCTTTGAAACTGAAGGTGATAATATTATTGACTTTAGTGAAGGTAACCCGTTCGGAGAGGTGACATAATATGTTTAATCAACACTTCTACCATGAAAAGATTAGAAAGTGTGTTGCTGTATTTGGGACACTGTTTAATAATATTCATCTGATTAGAAAAGATTCTAGTGGTAATGTAATCAGTCAAATCAAAGTTCCTCTAAGTTATTCACCAAAACAGAAGTTCTTAGACCGTATTCGTGAAACAGAAGATATGGCAGATGCTAAGCTGGCAATCAAACTCCCTAGAATGGGATTTGAAATGTCTTCTCTTTACTTTGATCCTACTAGACAATTACCAAAGACAAATAACTTTACTAAAAATATTGTAACAGATAATAATAAAAAGACAAAGTTCTTTACTTCTGTTCCTTATATTCTTAACTTTCAATTGAATATTTTAGCAAAGACAAATGAAGATGCTGTTCAAATACTTGAGCAAATTTTACCATTCTTCAATCCTTCTTATACCATTACTATGAAACAGTTTAGTGATTACCCAGATATTACAGAAGATATTCCTATTACTTTGATTGGTATTTCTTTTACAGATGATTATGAAGGATCATTAGAAAACAGAAGAACAATTATATATACATTAGACTTTGAACTTAAAACAAGTTTCTATGGACCTATTGCTGATAGTTCTATCATTCGTAAGGCTATTGTAGACTTTAGAGACCCAGATGTTCCGACAGTAGGTTCTTATAGTCTCACAGATTCAGATAACTTGTTTGAACGTATCATTGTTGAACCAGACCCACTTAATGTAAATCCTGACAGTGATTATGGATTTACTGAAACATTTATTATTCCGGGTGAAGGGGATAGTGCATGAACAATATAGTGCCAAAAAAAGATATTCCTGAAGGTGTTCATTCTAGTTATGATGAAGACCTAGACCTTGTTCGGTCTACTTTACGCACTCTTTTACTTCAAGGTGAAGAGGGTCTTAGGCTTGCCAAAGATGTTGCAGAAGAAATGGAACATCCTCGGGCTATTGAAGTCTTGACTGGTATGATTAAGCAACAATCAGAAAATGCACATGCTTTATTGGCAATGCATAAAAAGAATCAAGAGATTAATGTAACTCAGGCCAAAGGTGCGCCAGAGGAACAAAAGTCTCTTACACAGAATGTATTTGTAGGTTCCACAGCAGAATTACAGAAAATGCTGCGTGGAGATGGAGAGAAGGTGATTGACCATGATTATGACGGAATTGACAAAGGGGATATTCAAACTCCTTAAAAGACTCATTGGCGAGTCTAGTATTGCATTAGCAATCATTTATACTATTGGGCATATCTTTATTGCCACAATCTGCAACTGGTTAATTACCGGTGCAGCTATGGAGTTAGCGGCTATTGATGCAATTGTAGAACCCATCATTAACGGGATTTGGTTCTATACACTCCATAAACTAGCAAAAAGATTTATAAAAAATGAATGAAAAACAAACCTATCTTGGCAATTCCCAAGTAAAAAAAGATGGTGTTGAGCAAGGTTGGACTAAAGAAGACATTGTTGAATACCAAAGATGTATGCAAGACCCTGTATATTTTGCAGAGAACTATGGTAAGGTAATCAACCTAGATAAAGGTCTAACACCTTTTAAGATGTATCCTTATCAAAAAGAAATGTTCAAACACTTCCAAGAAAACAGATTCTCTATTGTATTAGCCTGTAGACAGTCTGGTAAGTCTATTAGTTCGTGTATGTATATTCTATGGTATGCATTATTCAATCCCGATCAGACTATTGCTGTGTTGGCAAACAAAGGTGCTACTGCTAGAGAAATGCTTTCTCGTATTACACTTGCACTTGAGAATATTCCATTCTTTCTGCAACCGGGAACTAAAGCACTCAACAAAGGTTCTATTGAATTTTCAAACAATTCTAGAATTATGGCAGCAGCAACTTCTGGTTCTTCTATTCGTGGTCTTGCAGTGAATCTATTGTTTCTGGACGAGTTTGCATTTGTAGAAGATGCAGCAACATTCTATACCTCTACCTATCCTGTTATTTCATCTGGTAAAACTTCTAGGGTGATTATTACTTCTACTGCTAATGGTATTGGTAATACTTTTCATAAACTTTATGAGGGTGCAGTTCAGTCCACAAATGAATTTAAACCCTTCAGAGTAGACTGGTGGGACGTTCCGGGACGTGATGAAGAGTGGAAGAAACAAACTATCTCAAATACTTCAGAACTACAATTTCAGCAAGAATTTGGAAATACGTTCTTCGGCACAGGTAATACACTTATCTCTGCTGATGCACTAATGAATATGAAAGCAGTAAACCCTATTGTTGACCTTGATAATGTAAAAGTCTATGAAGAACCAAAAGCAAACCATGATTATATTATGACTGTAGATGTTGCTAAAGGTCGTGGGCAAGATTACTCTACATTTAATATTATTGATATTTCAGCTACACCATTTAAACAGGTTACTTGTTATAGAAGTAATATGATTTCACCTATTCTTTTCCCTGATATTATTCATAAATGGGCAAAGAGATATAATGAAGCATATGTTATTATTGAATCAAATGATGCAGGTTCTGTAGTTGCAAATGGTCTTTACTATGATATTGAATATGAGAATATGCATGTAGAGTCCATGATTAAAGCAGGTGCAATTGGTATGACTATGAACCGTAAAGTTAAACGTATTGGTTGTTCTAATCTAAAAGACTTGATTGAAGAAAAACGATTGCATATTGTTGACTTAGATACGATTAGTGAGTGTTCTACTTTTGAAGCAAGACGTGATTCTTTTGAAGCATCTGATGGCAACCATGATGACTTGGTTATGAACTTGGTTATGTTTGCATGGTATGTTGGTAGTGAAGCATTTGTTAATCAAACTGATGTGACAATGAAGCAACTACTATATGAAGAGAAAATGAAAGCAATTGAAGATGAGATTGTACCTGTAGGAATTATTGATGATGGACTAGAAAAAGAAGAAACAGAAGTGCATGGTGGTGATGTTTGGATATCAACTAACACAGAAATGTTCTAAAATCAGATATTTATAAATATTATCGTGTTTTGAAACTGACTTATCATGGGTAACTTATTATTAATTCAAACGAAAAAAAGGAAGACCGAAAATGGCTTTTTTCACGCCTTCACTGTCTCCAGCTGTAGTAACCCGTGAGATTGACCTCACAGGATACGTTCCTAACGTTAGCACATCGACGGGTGTGTTTGCAGGTAACTTTCGCTGGGGTCCAGTTGATGTACCAACATATGTGTATAATGAAGCAGACCTTGTAGAAAAATTTGCTTCACCTGACACAAACAATGCGGTAGATTTTCATTCTGCTGCTTATTTCTCAAGATATTCCGATCAACTTTTAGTAATTCGTGCTTTAGACAGTGGAACTTCTACTGCACTTAATGCTTACCATGTTGACACTGTTTCTAGTTTTGCTAATAACGGTGTTGATGGTCAAAGCAGAGATTCTAATCAACCTGCTATTCTTAATGAAGATGACTTTGATAATAGAAGAGGTACTGTTCTGGATGATTCTTCATCTGGTTTCCACGGTTTCTTGGCAAAGTATCCAGGGACTTTGGGCAACTCTCTTGAAATTCAACTCTGTCCATTTGACACAGGCGCAGATTCTGCCTATGATGGTTGGGGATTGAAGAATGAATTTAACTCTGCACCAGGAACTTCTGCTTTTGCAACAGGTAAAACTGCTACCAATGATGAAATTCATGTAGCTGTAGTTGATAGAGGTGGTGAGTTTACAGGAACTAAAGGTACTGTTCTTGAAACATTCCCATTTGTCTCTCTTGCATCTAATGCAAAGAATGCAGATGGTTCTACAAACTACATTGCAGACGTAATTAATAATCAATCGTCTTACATTTGGCTTGCTGATGCTGCTAACATTGACTCTGACTACAGAGTAGCAGGTGCTGGCACAGATGCAGATGAAAGTACAGACTTTGCTCTTGCTACTGATAAGCAAGTAGTGAAGACTATCAGACTTGCAAATGGTGCTAATGCTCAATCTCTGGGCGCTTCTGCATATGCAAATGCATTTGATTTGGTTGAAGATGTAGACGCATATCAGGTAGACTTCCTGATTGCTCCAGCAGTTACTTCTGGAACTGATGCAGCACAAGATGTCGCAGCAGATACAATCATTACTGACTTGCACTCTATTGCTTCTCTTACCCGTAAAGATTGTATTGTAGTAGCATCTCCACCAAAGCATGCTGTAATTAATACAACATCTCCTGTAACTGACACTATTGAGTTTGCAGACAGACTTCCATCCAGTTCGTATATCTTCCTTGATAACAACTGGTTAAAAGTATTTGACAAGTATAATGACGAATACATTTACATTCCAGCTGCATCTTCTACTGCTGGTCTGATGGCACAAACTGACTTCAATACTGCTCCTTGGTTCTCGCCTGCTGGTCTGAGAAGGGGTCAGTATTTTGGTGTTGTAGATATTGCTCAGTCTCCTGTAAAGGCAGAACGTGACAGACTCTACAGAGCAAATGTAAACCCAATCGCAAATATTCCAGGTGGTGGTATTACACTGTTTGGTGATAAAACAATGTTGCGTCGTCCTTCTGCATTTGACAGAATTAACGTTCGCAGACTTTTCCTTACTCTTGAAAGAGCAATCTCCCGTGCAGCACGTTCTGTACTGTTTGAATTCAACGATGAATTTACCAGAGCAGAATTTGTAAACATTGTAGAACCTTTCCTGAGAGAAGTAAAGGGTCGTCGTGGTATCACTGACTTCAGAGTAGTTTGTGACGAAACAAACAACACACCTGAAATTATTGATCGCAATGAATTCATTGCTACTATCTTCATTAAACCAGCACGTTCTATCAACTACATTACACTGAACTTTGTAGCAGTTAGAACTGGCGTGGACTTTGAAGAAGTAGTTGGTCTGTCATTCTAAACCGCTTAACTAAGGAGATATAAAAGATGGCTATTCTTGGAGTTGATGACTTCAAAGCAAAACTGAAAGGTGGCGGTGCTAGACCTAATCTATTTAAAGCAACGATCAACTTTCCAGGTTATGCAAACGGTAATGTAGAACTTACCTCATTTATGTGTCGGGCAGCTCAGTTGCCCGGTTCTATCATGTCTGAAATCATTGTGCCTTTCCGTGGTCGTGAGTTGAAGATTGCTGGTGACAGAACATTTGATGTTTGGACACCAACGATTATCAATGACACTGACTTTGCTGTGAGAGATGCAATGGAACGTTGGATGAACGGTATTAACGCACACTCTGCAAATACTGGTATTAACAATCCTGTAGACTATCAGGCAGACTTGATTGTAGAGCAACTTGACAGAGATGGTTCTACTCTTAAAACCTACAACTTCCGTGGGTGTTTCCCAACTAACATTGATCCGATTGACCTGTCCTACGATCCAGCGGCAGCTATTGAGGAATTCTCTGTGACTTTCCAAGTCCAGTATTGGGAATCCAACACAACTTCCTAACAGAAGTGATAAATAAGGGGTAGAATAAACTGCCCCTTATTATACTATTTGGAGAAATGTTTTGGCAGACGATAATAGTTTAAAACTCTTCGGATTTGAAATCTCTAGAGCAAGAAACGAAAAGAAAAAAGAACAACTACCGTCTATTGTCCCACCATTAGATGATGATGGTGCAGGGTATGTTACTGCTGCCGGAAGCCATTATGGTTCCTATATTGACTTAACTGGTGATAAAGCAAAAGACGATAAAGATTTAATTAGACAGTATCGCACAGTAGCGATGCATCCAGAAGTGGATGGTGCTATTGAAGATATTGTAAATGAAGTTATTTCTGGTGAAGATGACATTGTTGAGTTGAACCTTGATGAAATAGAAACTACAGATTCTATTAAGAAGCAGATCAAGGAAGAGTTTGATAATGTTTTAAATATGCTTGACTTTAAAAACTATGCACATGATATTTTCCGCAGATATTATATTGATGGTCGTATTTATCATCATTTGGTAGTAGACCCTAAGAATCCAGGTAATGGTATTCAAGAAGTCAGACCTATTGATTCTACGAAAATTCGCAAAGTAAAAGAAGTTAAAAAAGAAAAAGACCCTGCTACTGGTGTAGATATTATAAAAAAAGTTGATGAATACTTCTTATATTCTGATACTAATCAAACTAGATTTGAAAATACAATGAAGGGTGGAACTACGGTAAAGATTTATCCAGATGCTATTAGTTATGTTACTAGTGGGTTACTTGATTCTACTAAAAAGAAAGTAGTATCATACTTACATAAAGCACTAAAACCCATCAATCAATTGCGTATGATGGAAGATGCTTTGGTTATCTACAGACTTTCCCGTGCGCCTGAAAGACGTATTTTCTATGTTGATGTAGGTAACTTACCTAGAGGTAAAGCAGAACAGTATCTGAAAGACATTATGACCAGATACAGAAATAAACTGGTCTATGATGCTAATACAGGTGACCTCAAAAATGATTCTAAGCATATGTCAATGCTTGAAGACTTTTGGCTTCCTAGAAGAGAAGGTGGTAGAGGTACAGAAGTTTCTACACTTCCAGGTGGTCAGAACTTGGGTGAGATTGATGATATCATTTACTTCCAAAAGAAACTCTATAAAGCACTTAATGTTCCTGTAGGTAGACTTGACCCAGAACAAGCAGGTGGTGGTATTCTTGGTAGAACTACTGAGATTACCAGAGATGAGTTTAAGTTTCAAAAGTTTGTTGACAGACTGCGCAGAAGATTTGCAGACTTGTTCTATAACATTCTAAAAAAGCAACTGCTACTCAAAGGTATTATTACTGAAGAGGATTGGAATGAATGGAAGAATGATATTACTCTAGAGTATATCACAGACAATTACTTTACGGAACTCAAAGATGCAGAAATTCTTAGAGAACGTTTGAATATGTTGAGAGACTTAGAACCATATCTTGGCACGTTCTATTCTAAAGAATGGACACAAAAGAATGTATTGATGTTATCCGATGATGACATTAAAACAATGAAAGATCAGATTGATAAAGAAAAGAAATCTGGTGAAATTGAAGAACCTGAACCTGAAGTTTAAATTATTATAAATATTATTACGAAATTTTGATGAGGCAAAATAAATGACTGAGATTGTTGACTTTTTAAATAATGTTACTACTAAAAACTTTGTTGAAGCAGAAAAGCAGTTTTCTGAACTGCTTAACGATAAACTTTCATCTCGTTTAGATGATGAGAAGATTCGTGTTGCTAATCAAGTCTTTAATAATGTTACTGATGATGAGCTTGAAATGGAAGATGAAGTAGAACTTGCCTCAGAAACAGAAGAATTAGAATCGGAAGCAGAAGCAGAAGATGAAGACATTTAAGGAATTTAGTCTTAATATCGCACCAAAGGGTCATAAGATCGTAAAGGTCTTAGATACCAAAGGTGGTGAAGTTATGGTTACAAAGAAAGATGATAAGTTTCATATCATGTTTGATAACCAGACTGTAGATACAGAAGACAACGAACGGGAGGCTATGAAGTCTGCCCGAAATTTTGGTCAGATGATGAGTAAGAGTAATCTCGGTGGAGCAAGCTCTTCTAAGATAGGCGGCAAAAGAACTGGAACAGGTGGATACTTCAAATGAAACTGATTACAGAACATGTAGAAGATGTTGAATATATTGTTGAAGCTAAAGAAGATGGCAGCAAGAACTATGTCATTGAAGGTATCTTTGCCCAAGCTGAACAAAAGAACAGAAATGGTAGAATTTATCCAAGAGCAATCTTGGAGAATGCAGTTTCTAAGTATGATACGGAACAGGTGCGCACACAACGTGCAGTAGGTGAATTAAATC